ATGGGCCAAGATTGTACGATGTGGCTATGGAGGCTGTTAGTGAAAAAGGAGGTATGCTAACTTCTGATAGAAGTATGGTTAGTGCGGATGCTCAAAAGGTTTGGGCCTATTACTTTAAAAATAGAGGAGATGTTAAAAAAACACCATTAGAACCAGAAAATTGGACTAAAAATCAAGCACTAATAGATCCTAAGCTTTATGGAAGAAGAGAAACATGGCCTCCAGCAACCGATCCGGCTTGGATACTACAGAGTGGTTATAGTAAGAGTCCCACTTTACTTAATGATCCAGAACAAGTAAAAAGAAATAATAATAGAACACAAAAACCTGTTGATTCTAGAAGCATGGCCCTATCATATTTTCAAAGAGCCGATGGTGGACCCATAGACCGTTTTGCTGATGGTGGTTCTGTTCCGGCCTTAGTAAGTAACGGCGAGGCTTATGTGCCTCCTAAACTTGCTAAACGAATTGGTTATGGAACACTAAGCCGTATGAATCAAGCTGATAAAAATGGTATGGGGCGATTTAGTGATGGTGGAATTAGCGTATTTAAGGGTCCGGGAAGTGGAACTAGCGATAGCATACCAACAAATCTACCAGTAGGAAGTTTTATAATAAGAGAAAAAGCAACGAAGGCTCTGGGACTAAATAAAGGAGGAGGTATTGGAATTAGAAAATTTAAAGATGGTGGAGAATTAAGTAAAGAAGCACAAAAAGCTATTGAAAAAATAGAAGCTGAATTAGTTGGTATATATAGAACAGCGGCTACTAAATTAGGTTTTCAGGGAGGTTTGGGAGGAGAAGGTCCAAAAGATGTTGGTGGCGGAAGACAATTATATGAACGTCAACGAAAAGTTTACTATGCGGCTAATCCCGCACAAAGTTCTGAAGAATTATTAAAAAGATATTCTACAGAAGGTCCGGTTGGTAGCGTCGCTAAAGAATTAATCAGCAAAGCATCACCAGAGGAGATTGGTAGAATAGAAAGAGAAGAAATAGCAGCATACGGAGGAGATTATAAGACAAAAGGAGGAGCCATAGATGCTAGACTAACTGGGCGAAGTAGTGGTAGTCCAGAAGAGTTGGCCAAACGTTATGAAGAAAAATTAGCTGTAGCAGCATCTGAACTAGAACAAATTAGAAAACTAGAAGCTCAACTAATAGAGATTCGTAAAACTGGCGCTGTTCAAGCTATTGAGTCAGAAAAATCATTAAGCAGTAGTAGAGCGCAATCTGCGCCCGGCTCTTCATCAGCGGCTCCAACTCAGTTTGTTCCACCATCGGTTCCACCAAGTTCAGTTTCGGCGGCTCCACCACCTGTTCCAACAAGACCAATTCCGCCACCGGTTCCTCCAAGGCCAGTTTCGGCGGTTTCACCGCCTGTTCCAACAAGACCAATTCCGCCACCGGTTCCTCCAAGGCCAGCTCCGCCACCGGTTCCTCCAAGGCCAGTTTCGGCGGGTTCTTTTAGTGGAACACAAGACGATACAGATCTAGTTGCCTCAAGAGCAAAAGCAAAAGGTATTAGTTTTGATCAAGAAGTAGCTCAAATGAGAAAAGCTCTAATTGATAGTGCTAAAGAACTTATGAATCCGGCAGAAAAACAAAATACTCTTAGAATTTTAGCATTAGAAAATAAAACCAGATTAGAAACTATTAATCAAAGAAAAAAAGCAGATCTAGACGCTATTAAATCAGAATACCAATCACAAAAAGCCAAAATATTGAACGATGCTTCTTTGTCTAAAACAGAAAAACAGACTAAACTAAAAGAATTAAGTGATTCATCTAAAAAGAAAGGCACAGACGTTAAAGATAAAGCAAATACAGAAGTACAATCTATACAGGACTCACTAATTGCACAAATAAAAGAAATAAATCCAGCGTTAGCATCAAAAGAATTAGCTAGTATTGCTACAGAAATTACTAGTGGATTTAGTAAAGGCTTAAATTTAAATGATATCATTAGTAGTTCTACAAAACTACAACAAGTATTCCATGGTACAATGACTAGTGCAGAAGCTCAAAAAATAGCATCAGAAAAATTAGCTGAACAACTTGGAATAACAACAGCAGCTGCGGAATCATTAGCTAGTGCAGGTCTTATAGAAGCTAGTAAAGGCTACGACGATAATATAAAATCTCTAAATAAAATGTCTTCTTATATGACCAAGGGGGCAGTAGGAGTGACAGCATTTACTTCCGCTCTATCTAGTGCTATAAAAATGTTTGGTGGAGAAAATGATAGAGGGTCTGTTGTTGCCGCCGCTGGCATAGAGAGCTTCGGTTCAACTTTTGGTACTGGTCTTGCTGCGCTCTCTCAATTACCTGGCACTGTTGACTCTACTATAAAAAGTCTAAGCTCTATGGGTGGAAGTGTTGGTAATTTAGCAAGTAGTATTGGTCCACAAATAATAAAATTTATGAGTAATCCTTTTGTTGCTGCTGGAGCAGTTATAGGAGTGGCAGCTATTGGAATAGCAGCAGCATTAAAAGACGCTCATAATGCGGCTAGAGAATTTGATAAAGCATTAGCAGCAAAAAATGTTGAAAACGCTATGGAAAAAGTAAGTAATGCATTCGAAGATTTTAGTAAAGACATAACAAGATTAGATTTATTAGATAATATTCGACAAGAATTAAGCATTGCCGGCACGAATGTTGCCGAAGGTATACGTATAGATGCTGAAGTTCCTAAAGCTATGTGGGTTAATCTTTTTGATGCTTTGGGAGGAGGAAGCGAGGCTGCTCAAAGGAGTATGATATTAGAAAAACAAGGAATTGGAGCATATATAGCATCTACTGATACCTTTGGTGGCGGAGAAAAAACTAGAAACTTCTATATGCAAAAAATGGCTCCCGATATGGCCAAAGAGCAATCTGCTGCTTACAAACCAGTTGCTGATGCTACCCTCAGACTGTTTGAAGAGAAATTAAGAACAGGAACTAGTATGCAAGACGTTATGGGAGAATTAAAAGATGCAACCGGTGCTCCCACACAGCTTGCTAAAAATATAGCTCAAAGTAATCCAGTTATTCAAGAACAAATATTAAGAATACGAGCAAGTAATAATCTCAGCGATCAGCAAAAAGCCGCTATGGAACGTAATGTTATAGCTCAAGAGGCAGAGTATAGGGCTCGTATCAACTTAGAAGCTTCTTTACGATCCATGGAAATTGATAAACTTAATAGAGAGATGAAAAAATTTATTGTTAGTTTAGAACGTATGTTTAATAATATGGATCAGTCGATTGAAAAAACATCTTTTGAACTAGATAATATGGGCAGATCAGCAGAATTATCAGCAGCAGCATTAAGCGGTAATGCAAAATCTGGTGAGATAGCTATTAAAAGTTTAAATGTGTTAAGAAACCTAGACGCTTATAGTCCAAGAGAAGGAAAAGAAGCAGTGAGTCAAGCTGCTGGATTTTTTGGATCGCAATCTGATATTGTTAGCCCTCTTCTTGGCTTAGGTAACAAACTAGAAAAGACAGTACTATCTACTGTAAATAGAGAAATAGAAAAGAATCCAGAAGCTACTAATGAAAGAATAGCTGCTGGTATTCGCTCATCATTAGATAAAAATTTAAGAGACTTAGGTTTACCAAGCAATCTTACTGATAAACTTAGTAATCAAGTCAATAAAGCTTTTGCTGAAATTAGTAAAAGTGGAACAGACGCTAAAGATGTAAGTTTTGACGAGATTGTTGAACAAGTACCAGCATTTGCAGACGCTATAGGATCTGCTAGAAGAGCAGAAGAAACAGCCATAAAAGCACTAGAATTTTATCAAAAAAATCTAAATGATTATTCTAATGCTATGAATCAAATGGTTGATTATCAAATAGAGGCTAATTCACGATTTAGAAGAGCCAGTGATATTCAAACGCAAGGATTACTAAAACTTAATGAAGCTTTTGGGAAATCAACTTCATTATTTCAACAACAACAAATAGCTAATGAACAAACACGCTCATTAACAGGAGGACCAACAAATCCTGCTGCTATTGGTCAAAATATTCTTAATCTAGAAAATACTAGATCACAAATACAAGGAATGAGCGATACTGCTGCTAATAGAGGACCAGCTGGTCGTGATGAGTTTATGTTAATGCAAAATAGATTGCGTAACGTTAATGTTAGTCTAAGAGAAAATTATGAAGCATTAAAACAGATGGCGGATAGCACAGAAATGGCCGAGGCCGCTATGAATAAAATTCAAGAAGTTCAAGCTAAAAGACAAGCTGGCATGAACTTGCTTGAAAAAGTTGTTACCTCCGATCCAGGAGAAGTTGCTAAATTAAATAATTCTATAGCTCGATTAAGTAATAATATGGCTGGTAGAACTAATTTAAGCACATCAGAACAAAGAGGCGAAGATCTTCAAACATTTAATATGATAGCTCCATTACTAGGAGAAGGACAAAAACAAAATGAATTAAGAGCAAATGTACTAGAAAGCATGTTAAAAGAAAGCGGACAAGGCGTAAATCCGTTATTTGCTCAAGTATTAGATAGTTTAAGAAACCCAGAAGAAGATCCAGAAATGCAGGAAGCAATAGCCTACTATAAAAGTAGTCTTGCTCAACAATCTCAAGCTAATATGATGCTTGGACAAATTCAACAACTTATGGCACAAAATACTGCTGAAATAGCAGCAGAAAAATTAGCCCATTCTATCCAAGGTGTTAAGCTTAATTTTGAAAACCAAGTATTAGATGAAATGCGAAATGGTATATGGAAATTAGTAGAACTTGCAAATAATGGTAAACCAGCACCCGGTATGAGACTTGGCGGCGTGGTTTATGCCAGCGAAGGCCAACAAATTAATTTTCAATCCAAAGGAACAGATACTGTTCCTGCTATGTTAACTCCTGGAGAGTTTGTTGTTAATAAGAGCGCTACAAAAAATAATTTATCTTTACTAAAAACTATTAATAGTGGAAATTATAATAAAGGAGGTAGGGTAAGTTACTATGCTGATGGTGGACTTGTTGTTGATAAAAAATGGAAAGCTAGAGGTATGGATTTTCTAGGAGCTGATTATGCATCAAGAAATCAACAAGACTTAATAACAAGTGGAACATATCCAGCATTAGATAAGAATATTTCAGATTATGTTAAACCTAATACTGGTATTGGATCAGCAATAACTAGCAACCCAATCTATGAATTTCCCAATTCATATTATGCAATTTCAGAAAAATCTGGACCATTGGGAGAATTTGCCGGAGTTCGAGGAGGTAGTAACAATAAACCAGGTCTTGAGCTTGGTACTTTAAACGCCAGAAGAGGCATCGGATATGATGGTGTAAGTATACAAATGGCAGATATTGGTGTCACAGACGCTGTATTTGGTTCGAATCTTTCTTTTCCTAAAATTATTCCATCTACCACTCAAAATGCCGGTATTTCAGTTAAAAGTGTAGGTAGACTTCCAGATTCATCATACTTAAGTAATACTGTTTTAGATGGAGATAAAATTTCTTTATTGCCTATAAGACAGCTCGATTTTGATACTGTTAAAAAGAATTATCAAAATATTTTACAAACCTATAATGATAAATATAAATTTAAGAATATAAAAGAAATACTAAATAACATTCAAAAATCGAAAGCTCCTAATTTTCAGTCTTCTGTTAAAGTAAGATCAGTAGGGAATGATTATATATTAGAGGGATTATCATATGAAGATACTACAAATCCAGGATTATTAACAAAAGATCCTTCTATTTTAGGAGCCGCTGGAGGATCTGGTTTAGGAGATATACTTAGTTTTAGACAATCTGCATTAAGTGGTATGACACAAGTTGTAGCCGGTATAGATAATTTTAAAAGCATAGGTAGTTTTCGTGGTGGCGGAGCTGGAGGATTAAAGCAATATGGCCAAACAGCATCTGAGTGGCATAGGCCATACAAGGACGTAGAGTCTCAGTTATCATATTTAAATACGGATATTGTTAAGAATGATACAATTTATAATGCTATCGAAAATGCTATAGATAATATGAAAAAAGAAAAAGATTTTGTTGAGTCACAATCATCATTAAATATTAAAAAATATTTAGCTGATTTAGAAGCTTTATATAATAGAAATACTTTTAGGGCTAGTTTTAATCTCGGTCAACCATTCGATAAAGGAGGAATAGAATTTCCAATAACATTATATAATATACCAAAAGATCAATGGAAAAATATTTTACAACAAAATGATATTATAAAAAATGGTGCATATAAGAATATTGATGATGCTAATAAATTTGCTCTATCTGAAAATGATTTTATAGAAATTAGTCAGAAAGATAGGATCACAGGTGCCGCTAAAAATCCAAGAAAATTACCATGGATTTCTAATGCATTCAATACTATACAAGGGGCTAGAGAAGAAATTTTTAGTGGTTCTCAGACAGCTTTTGGTATTGGAGGTAAAGATGGACTTGTTAAATTGATTACCACAACCCCATCAGTATATGATACTGCTCCATTTAATTTCACATATGATCAAATCAATGGCAAACTATATGATACGATTAGTAAGGCTTTTGTTGGAGATCCTTTAAATTATATTATAGTTAAACCACAAGATCCAAAATCTAAATTTCCATTAGCAGAATTATTATCAACTAATAATAAATCTTTATATGCTGATTCTATAGATGTTTTATTAGGAAATTTAAAGAATAATACTCCAATATATGACGTATTAACAGGTCAAGAGACTGCTCCTCCAGGAGAACCATTTAAATATAATCTTAATGGTGAAAATATAGGTTTGATTGATTCTAGTTTATTTACTGATATACCAGATACATATAAAATGAGCTTACAGGATTCAGAAAAAGCTAGCGTAATAACATCTACTAATGGTAGAAAGAATATAATTCCTGTCGAAAACTTTTTTGCAGAAAATTACAAAAAGAAGCGAGAAGAAGATATAAAGAATGCTAGGACATTAATCGCTAAAACTAAAGCAGCAACAGTACAAAGAGAAAAAGTAACTAGCGATGAAGCTAAGTTTAGTGAACCAATCAGATTATCAATAGCCCGTGCTATTCAACCAGTATTATCACAAAATTTAGCTGATGGAACAGGAATAAAAATATCAGCTACCCCACCAGATAAAATTAGTCAAGTTGGTATGATAGCCGGAAAATTAGCACAAGAAGCTACCAACATTAACGACGTAACATCTCCTAGAAGAGCTATTATAGATGCATGGAGATCATTATATGTAGACTTATATAAGCCAGCTAATCCTGCACAAAGTGCTGAATATTTGAAAAACTTAGGTATCCCAGTAGATAGAAAATTATATGGGGATCCAGTAACAGTTAATCAAGGAGGTCTTGATAAAACATTATATTTTCGTAAAACGCCACCAATAACCCAAGAAACAGTACTTACTGCTATAAATAGAGAAATTGCCTTAATACGATCTAAAGCTTTTGCTGGAGGAGATGTGGATATTGGAGTATCTGATCAAATTACTGATCTAGCAGAAGGCGCGATACTACACGATGTTGATCCTAAGACTGGCCTAAAGAGCGGAACAAATCCAAAAGGAAAACAACCAGAATATGCTGGAGCCACAACATGGCAAGATGTTCATAAAATGGCATTAACGCCTGAAAATCTATTTTCTGGACCCAAGACTAGATTAAATATAATTGATATACTAAAAGAATATTATACAAAAGCTACCGATAAAAAAGGAAGAAAATTATATGATACTAGCTTCATAGACGCTTTGAATCAACTAAGAGAGTGGTATAATGTTCAAGATTCTCTATTATATAAAGGATTATCTGTAGATAAAATTGAAAATAATATAAAATCTTTAAGAACCGATGCGGTACGAGCCACAGATATAGATAATCTACAGAAAAAAGCAACAGAAGCACACTTATTATTAACTGGTAATATTTATGGCGCTTTGCCAACATCGTCGAGACTGATTACATTATTAGAAGCTAGAATCAAAGAAAAAGAAGAAGAGATTAAAGAAGAAGCAAAACAAGCAGGATTACCAGAAGGAATTTCTATGAAACTTGCTAAGGGAGGTCCTGTTCCATTATATGCTAGCGGTGGCTCCTTTGTTAATTTTGCTCCAAAAGGCACAGATACTGTTCCGGCTATGTTAACGCCTGGCGAATTTGTTATTAATAGACAATCAACTCAAAAATATAAACCAGTATTAGAAGCAATAAATAGCGGAAATTATGCTAGAGGTGGAATAGTTAACTATCTAAATAAAGGTGGGTACATACCACAATATAAATTCTTAGGTGGTATGATGGGAAATGCTCAATCATTCGATTTTACAAAATATCTTAATGGTCTAGTCGGATCCATAACAAGTAGTATCACAGAAGCATTCGACAAAGCATTGTCCAATCTAAAACAACCAAACAATGCTGCTGGTGGTGTATCTAATACTAGCGGCGATATTGCTAGTATTGATAACTTTGTTAATAGATTAAATAATATTGCTAATATACTTAGTAATATTTATATTCCTCCACAAATTACTATTACCGGAAAACATGATGTTGTTGTAACCATCAACGGAGACACGGTTTTGAATCAATTACGACCAGATATAGCAGGAATTGTGGTATCAGCAATTAAGGGGGCGTTTAGAGACCTAAAAGCCAAAAATCCAGAAAATAATACTATTAATTTTAATATAGATATTGATCCTAGATCATTAACATAATATGAATAAAACTACTAAAATATTTAATAATATAGGTTTTTATTGCTCAATTAATAATGATTATTTTGTACCTAATAAAACTATCAATGGATATCAAACATTAGATAATAGTAGCATTGGATACTATATTCCTTATCTTGTTAGAAACATTAAGGATAACTATAAATGGGAAATAGGGGTTGGAGAAGTACAATTATTAGATGGAAATATAGTTATTAAAAGAATAGAAATATCTAATTCATCTAAAAACAATAATAAAGAAGCATTCTCTGGTTCCAATAATGAGTTTTATCTATTTGTAAATAGTTCTAATTTTAATACTAATTTTCATAATGTTGTTCTAAAAAATAATCATTTTAGTATAGACTCTGTTACTAGTATTTATATAGTAGATAATACTATTCAAAATATAGACTGCTCTTTGCCGGATCCGAAAACATGTAGAAATTTAGTTGTGGATATTAAACCCTTATCGGATGGTCATTCCGTTATTATTAGAGACCATAATGGCTCAATATTCTCATCTGTTCAAAACCCAATCAGGCTGGTTTGCGATGGACAAACTTGGTATAGTTTAAACCAGAACGACAAATATTCTTCAGCACTATCATACGAGGATAATTTTTCTGCTCAAGCCAATCCAGGAGGAGATATTTATTCTTTTCAATATAATGATGGCTCAAATGGATTACTAGGATCACAACTATACTGGAGTTCCGGAAACACCAATAAGCTATTGCTAGGATCAAGTTCCGAATCATTAGCTCATTCAATTATCCCAACATCTGGTAATGCTAATACAATATTTAATCAAGATCTAAAAAGTAGCGATTTTATAATTTATGGTAGTGGTCAAAACTATCGTAATCTATTCTTTAGTTATGATGGTAGAGTAGGAATTAATATTCCATCAGGATCAAGACCACAAACTATTTTTCATGTTGTTAATTATAGTTGTAGTGAGATACTAAGATTAGAAAATAGGACCACATGCCAACCTGCAAAACTCACAGTATATCATAAACCATCAGGTTTGAATAATGGAGATGTTTGCTCAATAGTTAATTTAGCTGGTAAAGACTCTAATAATAATCAAAAAGACTATGCTCAATTATATAGTATAGCATCTAACACTACAGATGGTTATGGCGGATTAGTTCTTAGCGTTAGTTCTGGTAATAATCAACAAAGTTTAATATCAGGATCATTAAACAATATTAATATAGGATATAATAATCAACAAAGAATAAATCTAAATAGTAATGGCTCGGTAACTATCTCTGGATCATCATTTAATGCTTCAACATTGAACTCATTATCCATTGGTACACAAAATAATACATCTCTTACATTTACAAATGCCAACCGTAACATTACTGCGAGTTTTAATACATTATCACTTGGCTCTGGCTCAATATCTTCACAAGGCTCATTAGCTATTACAAATCTTTATCCTACTAATTTATTTTTAGATAATTTAGCAACAGGCAGCTTACTTAGTGTTTCAACAAGTGGTCGTATATTAGCCGCAAGTGGAATATCTGTTAGTGGAAATAGTATTAATATTAGTAATGTTGGCTCTAATAAAATTCTTACCACATCATCTAATGGATATATTCAAGGCCTATACGATATTAATGATTATTTTCTTACCGAACAAGATATTATTTGGACAAAGTTTAATGCCAGAACAGGCAGCATATGTTTAAAACAAATTATATTTGATGCTGATGTTCCAGTTGATGAATTCGCTGTTGGAGATCAAGTAGAAATAGTAACAGGAACAGCGACAGTTTATAGAATAGTTACAGATATAGTATTTGACGATGGTTTTATAATAGAATTATTATTAGATCAAAATGTTACAACAACAACGATTAACGCCGTATCTGTAGTATCCATCACTCGCGCTGGTTACTTAACAATGCAAAAGAGTGTTGTTGGAGTAATCCCTGATTCAAGCTCTAATGTTTTGAGTATAAGACCATTAGTTGACACAGAATTTAATACTGGTAGAAAAGATATTAATTTTGCTATCTATGGTAATGATCCTAGCCCAGCGCTTAAAGTCTACGCCAATATAGGTTCTGTAGAAAGATTTTCCGGTATCTATACACCCTATGCTACTAATGCTAACGATATTGCTGCTATTCTTATAAATACAGGTGGCAGTGGAATAAACAGTTCATTCAGCACTGCTAATTTTAACTATAATGCTACTGATAATTTATTTAGTGGTATAGTTTCTTCTGTTGGCACTAATGGAGTAGATAGTTATTACGGTACTTATGATCAAAATGGAAACGTCGCAGAATGGATAGATCCGGCAGTAAAAGAATATACCGCTAGTAGCCAGATGGCCGCTGGTGGCTCTTTTGAAACAATCTCAGCAATTGGAAACGATCCATCAGTATATCTAAAAAGTATAGAATATGCAACAGCTAATAGTGGACATGATCATATCGGATTTAGAGTCGCAAGCACCGAAGGACAAACAGATAATAATATTATAAGTTCCATATTAGGTCTTCAATTTGTTATTGTAACAGATGGAGACAATATACCTGATACCGGAAATCTTTATCTTAGAAATGGAAATTCATATTCGTTAGTACCTATTGATAATTTGGGTAAAGTTAATAAAAATTATAGAATAGGTAAATATGAAGTCACAAATGCTCAATATAATATTTTTCTAAATGCTGTTGCCACCGGCAATGATCCATTTAGTAGCGGTCTGTATATTTCTGATATGACAAACCAACCAGAAGGTGGTATCATATTCAGCACCAATGGTATTAATAATTCATATTCTATTAAATCAAATATGGGTAATAAGCCAGTAACTTTTGTTAGTTATATTAATTCATTAAAATATATGAACTGGCTTCATAATGGCGCTCCGACAGGACTAACATCATCTCAATCTACTGCTGAGATACTGAATGACGGAGCATATACCATATTGCCAGTAGGTAGTAATAGTTATAGAATACTGACTAATAATACTAGAAAATACTTTTTACCAGATATTCATCAATGGCATAAAGCAGCATATTTTCAAAATTTTAATAATGTTGTTACTACAGGATATCCAGTCGTTACTGTTAATACAGATGAGCCGTATCTAATTGCAAGCGAAGATGTCGGAACAAATTCTTTGACACCAAGAACTTTATATGGAGATGTGACGATCAGTGGATGGTTGGTTGTTGATAAGATATTTGTAAAAGATGGTACTGTTAAGTCTAGATTAACAGATATCGGATGGGATCCTGTTATACCACCAGATCCGGATGATGAAGACGCTGGAACAACTCAGACGACTGGGCCGACTGCTCCATTACCAAATGTTCCACCTCCTTTGCCAAGACAAAAAGATGGAACAGCAAATACTACGTTTTGGGGTAATAAAACTTCTGTTCCGAGATTGGACGGCGTATACGGAGAAACTTCTCCACCATTAATTCCTGATGGTACAGAAGATATGATAGATTTGTCCTGCGATAGTGAAGAATTAATTGATACTAATAATTTACCATTCTGGTGCGGCGAAATTGGAAGAGCAAGGGGTCCATATTTTTATTCATAGGAAATTATCAAGATGTTATGGTATAATATACTAAATCCACGCAATTGGCCGGGTGTTGCTATTAAAACCGGCAATAATAAAATAGACGGAATATATTTTAATGTTTTAAGTAGTAATCAAGTTAGTTTAGCAGCCAGTGGTAGTATGTATCTAGCTGCTAATAGTGGTATCAAATTGATTAGTCCCTCATTTGTAGATGCTAGCGGACTACGAGCACAAACGATAGTTGCCGAAAACTTTGGTAGAATTAACTTGAGTGGACAGCCTATTCCATTGTATAGTGGACAGAGTAGCGGATTAATCTACAAATTAAATGACTCGAATGCCGCTGCTACCTCATATTTTGTTTCTGCTACTGGTGGACCAATATGCTTTCCATCTGGCACACCATCATCTCCTTTGTATGTAATGAATAATGAAGAGAAACAAATAAATACTTATCCCGGTATATCTTTTACTAATCAAAAAGTAGAAATTAATAAAGTCATTGAAGCCGATATGGGTATAAGCTTAGGGCCTAATAATGATCTTGATTCATATAAAGGATTTATATTAACACATGATGGATCAGGAGAAGTAGCCAAATGGCAACCAGCTACATATTTAAGAGAAAATTATGATCCTGATGTACATTTGAGTGGATTAGAGAGAGTCGGTGTGAGCTGGATAAGATATCCAAAACGCCCTGCGTTACTAAGAAATAATAGACTTTATATTTATACGGAAGACCGTTGGTGGTCGCCTTATGCTGCTATAGTACCAGGACAGCCTGGGCTAGAACAAATAGTTAAGGAACTAGGTACTGGTTCGGATACGTTGTGTATAGAAAATGCTTTTGGCGAAGTTATCGTCGGCTATGCTAAAATGGCTTATGTTGCTAAAGAACCAGCTCAATTAGATATTGATAGAGAATATATTTTTGAAGATAGTATACGAACAGAAGTTTCGATAACTGATCCAAATCCTCCAGCAGCCGATGAAAATGGTAATGTTGACAATGAGCCAGTAGATTGTTTCGAACTAGAAATAGCTCCAGAGCATCCTGGAGATCCACCAATAGGATTAGACGGCACTGGGGCCGCTGTAGATACTAATGTATTCATTTTTTCTGTCACAAAAGGTGGTTATTTGGCTATGCAGATGGAACCACTCGCCACAGATAATGTTACATACACAAATAACTTAGGACAAGAAGTTACAACAGAATTAACTTTTAAACCATCAACATTAAATAATATTAGTATTAGACCAGACATACATACTGGTTTTAATATGCTTGGTGAAAATATAGATTTTCTCATTTATTCTAAAAATAATATTCCATATAATAATTATAATGATAGTGTCTATAAATTAAACCAGAATTTTATTCCACAAGGATTAATTCCAACATTTAGAGTAGATGCACATATTCCTAATGCTGTATCTGGATCTCCAACAGGAGTGTTTTTTGATAGATATCTAGATAGAGAAAAAACCATACCATCCGGATTTAGTTACGACGAAATTGGTAAAGTGTGTATTAATACAAGTAATGCTTTTTCATTAGCCAGTATAGTTAGTGGAGAAGGATTATTATCTACATATGCCGATTTAACTGTGAGCGGGAATACCTATTCTACCGCATTAGTAGCAGAGGATGTGTATCTTAGACCGAAACCGTCTTTAGACGGAACAAGTAAATATATTGCAAATGCCTTATTAACAGTTGATTATAATGGTAAAATTATATCTCGAACACCTAGAATTAATCCAACAGAACCAGATGCTCCAACTAATATTAGAGGAGCAATTGGTCATAATAATGCTGGTCTTGGCAATAATGAATATTCTTTACAATGGGACGCCCCAGTCGATGATGGCAGAAGCAAAATTGTAAATTATCTTGTTCAGTTCTCTTTTAATAATGGAGAAACTTGGACAAATACTCAGGATGACGAAGATGAAAACCCAGCTTATCTACACAGAGGACTATCAGATCAGACTTCTGCTACAATTAAAACAATAGCAGGCAGTAATATTTTATTCAGAGTAGCTGCACAGAATTCCATTGGTATTGGAGAATATTCTGAAGCTACACAATTACTTAGCCCAAATAATAATGTTCCAACAAGTCCTATATCAGTAACTGGTACAAGAGTTTTCGATGGAGATATTTCTGCTATTTCTTTATCTTGGAATACTAGTGCTCAATTAGGGATTGGTGTATTTTCTGGTTATATTATAGAAGAATCAGATGACTATGGAATTAATTGGTATTATCATAATTCTCCATCAGATAATAACTTTATAACCATAAATTCTGAAACAATATATGGTTTGAATTCTACTAAAGACTATTTATATAGAATCAGCGCATGGAATAGTAGTGGCCAGGGAACATATTCATATTATTATGCTTCTGGATTAACCGCTTATGCCGTTGATCCTGAAGAAGAGGAACAAAATAATGATGTATTAAGTAATTGGGATTTCGGAGTTATATTATTTACAGGAGTTTGTAGCTTATGAGGCTTTTAATTAAAAGAGATATAAGTAGTAATGGTTTTCCAAGCCCAGAACAACTAGAGGTTGGCGAACTAGTTATGAATAGCAAAACAGGCAAATTATATTCTAAACTTATTGATGGATCTATTATAGAGTGGATCGGTCAAAAAATTTGCTTTGAACCGATGCCAGTTATAGCATTTAGCTATAAAAATCAAGCAGTATCTAATATAGAAAATTTTTGTTGTGCTGGAGATTTACTATCAGCTGTTGTAACTAATCTAAAAAGTGGAGCAGTTGAATATTCGTATGCTTTTGTAGAGTTAACACAGAATTCTACTACAAATCTAGTATCGATTGGCCAACCCAAATACGAGAATTATCAAGAAACACAAAATGATAATACTATTACTCTTAGAAAAGCAACAATACCACTAAATATATCAGTAAACCCTGAAACATATAATAATATTAGTATTTTTAAATTTAGTGTGCTAGATAGTAATAATAGTGTGTTAACTGAACAAATTTTAACTTTTAAATGTATTGAAGCTTCTCTATGATTAATACAGTAAATTACTCTATCGAAGACGGTGAAAAAGGTATTTTACTCTCTTTTCCAACGCCTCCTAATTTACCACAAAAAGATATTTATATAGTAGACTTTAAAGTATCCACAACTTTACCAAAAATATCTCCACCAGTTATTAAGTTTTTACCGGATAATCCTAGTTATACCATATCTAAAAATAAAAACTTTAAACCGACAGTTAATTTAACAATCAAAGCAAATCATAATTTTGAAACTCAAACTGTTATTCAAACTAATATTAGAGATGTTTCTAATAGTATATTATATACAGATTATTTATTAGTAGTATGTTCTCCGTCTACGTCGTTCTCATTTGAAGGATCCATATTAAATGGAAATACACTAGAAGGAGTATCAAACAATCATTCTGTTCTGAGGCTCAATAATAGAAGTAATTTTAATTCATTATTTGTTGGTATGAAAGTTACTGGTCCAGGAATACCAGAAACAGTAACAGCTACTATCAAGAATTTTATAGCGTCCTCAGAATCTGCCGATATAGAATTATCAATCAATCTTGGAGTTGAGGAACAAATAGATGGTAATTATACCTTTACAGCAGCAACATTTTGTGCTAGTCCATCTCAATTAGAGAGAAGACAATATGAAAATAATTACATAATTTTGGATGAAACAAATAATTGGACATTATCGTCAAACAACAAAACAATTGTAAAATTTATTCCCAATAATTTAGGTATTAATAATAAAATTAAAATCTTATTACCTATTAAAAATTTTGAACTATTATTTGCCGATCAACCAAATAATATTCCATCTATAGCAGAAATCACTCTTGGTGGCAGGGTTAGTAACGATACTATTTGTTTAGCAAGCATACCTTAGCGAATGGTGTATTATTATATTACTTACTTTAAACTTATTTGCTATATTTTATGATAATTAATAATCAATTTTTTATCTTTACATACGCTGGTACAGAACCATTAAATCTTATGGAGATGCCAGAAGAAATATCTTCTGATAATGATAAAAAACTACAATATAATAAGTTTATTCAATCTATAGATACTATATATAGTAGTCAAAATATAGATAATTCTATACCAGTGTTTTGGACAAAACGATCACAATTAACAGATGAATTTGGTAATTCTTCGTATGCTTATGTTCCGCATGAAGATTCAACACTAACACAACTTTCTTCACAATCTGCTTATTATGTTATTTTACGAACAACTGCTGATTTGCCCATATATGTACCTATTATGGGTACAATTCCTGGTGGCAGTGTTGGAGGAGGAATAGGTGTTATACCTGTTATTACTAATTTGTCTTATAAATTATTAGAAGATGACTATAAAACTATACTTAATCCCACAATAAGTGGTCTACAGCCATATGAGAGATATTCTTATGTTTATAAAGGTATTGATAGTAATTGGCCTATAACCATAGCCCCGCTTTCTGGAACTATAAAACCGTCTGAAACTAGTGGTAATCTAAGTTCTATTATGTCGTTTTGTCCAACATCTGGAGCTTGTTGTGAATGTGTAACAAATAGAAACATTATTTCTGGAGTAATACCAAATACTTGTCCAACATATAATGAAAGTCATTTATATAGTACTTTTGAACTTGAAGTTATCCCTTTGTCTTTTAACGGATCTTCTGTTAAAAGTAATCCTGTTACTATAGAATGCAAAGATTGTTTACCAAGAGTTAAAGTTATTCTTCAAGAAGGATCTAGTGTTATTAACTTAGGTACTAATACAAGTACTGTGGATATTACTGCTCATATAAGTGGACTAGAACCAACACAAAACTACAACTACGAATATGTTGGCCTAGGAGCAAACTGGCCAGCAATGTTTATCACTCCAATAAGCGGGACATTTACTACATATAATTCTAGAGAATTTAAATTATCCTCTAAAATAGTATTTTGTCCAACATCGTCATTATGTCCTAGTAATGATAGCTCAGTTATAGACTATGTTTTAGACCCAAAGTTTGTCGAAACTTATTATTCATCTCTAAGGCTTAAAGTTACGCCAAATACATGCGCAGAACCATACTATATGTTTCAGGGTAGTAATAGTGTTTATAGTCCATCATTAACAATCTATTGCAATGATTGCTTATAGGAAAAATTATGAAAAACAATAATATTCATATCTCGATACCAGTTAGTGGATTAATTAAGAGAGAAAATTATAGATATGAAATTTTAGGACTTGGTGGAAACTGGCCATCCGTTGCTATTCCTAGGACAGGGTCTTTTGAAGCAACAGCAAAAACAACCTCTATAAATACATCAGTATCTTTTTGTGCTAGTACAGGTCTAGCTATGAATTTATCTAATGTATTACCGTATGAACCATTACAATGTGGATATGCTAATCAAGAATTATTTACAAGCGTAAAAGCAAAGGTTGTAAGTTTATCAGATAATTCAGAAATATTTTCATCCCAGCAACTTGTACAATGTACTGGATGTTTACCAAATATTGGTATAGAATTGAGTGGATGTGGCTCTGAAGTATGCGACCAGTATATACTAAGCAATTCTAACATTTTTAATTTTGTATCATCTTTTAGTGGATTAGAAGCAGGAGCATCGTATAATTATAGCTTATATAGCTTAGGATCAAATTGGCCATGCATAATGGCTTCGCCAAAATCAGGCACTTTTATTCCCACATCAGACTCATATGATATGCAGCATAGATTGGTCTTTTGTGCAAATTCTGGTGAATGTTCATCTGATCATCCTGGCTCTATGAATCATAATATGTATGTTAAAAATACTGACGAAGCTAAAATTTTTAATACTATACAATTAAGTGTTACTCCACAATCTTGTAATGGAGAAATGAATTTTAGTAATTCAATTATGACAATTTGCGATGATTGTTTACCATGTATTAAATATGGATTAGTAACAATTTCTGGTTCTCCACAAATATCCCTATCTGGAGAATGCTGTACTAGTAGTAGTCCAAAACTTATGATAGTAGAAGTTTACAATGCTAATCCTGGTGAAAAATATACTTATAAGTTTACAACAGCTAATATGGGCATCGGAACTGTTGGTTTTGTTCCATCGTCTGGAGATATTTATTTTGGTGAGAATGGTAATGGAAATATTTATACTTATCTGGTTCCTAATTTGGCACTATACGAACAAAGTCTTGTTACAATAGAGCTTACTCATGATAGAAGTCAACATAAAATATATGATAGTATAGCAATAAGATGTGGTCTTGATGTTTGTGCTACAGAATCTTAATTAATATTTAGGACAAATAATATCTATTATGAATAGTGATTATAATAAAGTATCAGAGATATGGTTTACTCAATTTGTTGATACTAAAATAGAATCAATATTAATTAATTCTCAATCAGAGTATTCTAGTAATTTTATTATTAGACTTACTGAAGAAGCAATATCTAGAATGGAATCTATAAATGATATTTATACTATTTTAGGACCTGAATATACTGTTATTAGAGGATTGGGTCTTCCTGGGATGTTTTTGGTTAGGCAAAATACTTTTGAAACACAAAATACATTGAATTATAATAAAAATATAGCATTTTTTGAAGCTGATGAAATAATTAGATTCGAAGAACCAATAATTAATAAAAGTTATAATTCTTTGAGTAATGATAGTAGATGGTTCGAATTATGGGGTCTAAATCCAGCGAGAGGCAATTTTCATATAAATGTTGTCCCCCTATGGAATCGAGGACATATAGGAACTCATGATGTTTATGCTGTGGTTATAGATACTGGCATATTATTAAATAATATGATTACTCATGCAGATTTAGCTGGTAATCTTAGATTCACATATGATTCTAATAATAATCTAGAAGGAGATTTTAGCACCAATAACGAAGGATATAATGATTATAATGGTCATGGAACCCATGTTGCTGGTACAATAGGAGCTTTTGGTGACAATAATTTGGGAGTGACAGGAGTTTGTAAAAGAGTTAGTCTATTGAATGGAAAAATATTCTCTTGTAGAAGTGACAAACCACCACCATGTAGTAGTCTTGAACTTACAAGCAGTTTGGCTAAAATTATACTAGCTGTAAATTATACAACATCATTAAAACAATTATTTAAAAATAATGATCCAAAAGGCAGAAATATTGTTGTAATTAATCATAGTTATGCCGGCGGATCATTTTCTCAATCTCAATTAGATGCTATGAAAGCCGCTTATGCTCAAGGTATAATTAGCGTATGTGCTGCTGCTAATAATGGAACAAATAATGATTCATTACCAAAATATCCATCCTCTTATACATGGAACGATCCAAGCGGAACAGATGGTATTATATCTGTAGCAAGCATGACTATTACTGGGGCTAGGAGTATATTTTCTAATTATGGCTTAGCTAATGTTGATATAGCAGCACCAGGAGGAGACCAGACTGAAGAAGGTGGCATACTAAGCACATGGAAGAATGGTGACTATTTTTCTATTAGTGGAACTAGTATGGCCTGTCCCCATGTTGCCGGAGCTGTTGCGTTATTGGCAAGTATTTTTCCAAACGTATCTGCCGCACAAATTAAAAACGCTATTCTTTTTAGCGCAATACCAACCCCAGCTTTTGCTACCAATGGCGCTGCCCCGATTAGTACTGGTGGCAGACTAGATGTTACCGGAGCTGCTAGTATTTTGATAGCTAGTCCACCACCCCCTCCTCCACCTCCTCCTCCGCCACCTCCGCCTCCTCCTCCACCGCCACCACCTCCTCCACCGCCACCACCTCCTCCACCGCCTCCACCACCGCCACCTCCTCTATTACCTCCAATAAAAGATTTGGAGTTAGTTACAGTTCAATCAAATCCTAACAGCGCCACTTTTCTATTTGGAACAAGAGCTTATGTTACAAATAGTGACAGCGACACTATTAGTATTGTTGATCTCGCAACAAAAACACAACTTAGCACCGTATCTGTTGGCAATAACCCAACTGATATTATTAGTAATTCTATAGATAATAGAATTTATGTTATTAATTCTGATGATAATAGTATAAGTATTATAAATGCTACTAATAACACTGTTATACAAACTATATTGAATGTCGGTACCAGTCCTGCTAGCTTGCTATATCTAAATAATAAAATTTATGTTACTAATACTGGCACAGTAAGTTCGCCCAATTCTACTATCAATATTTTTAATGCCACAACATATCAATTTATAACATCAATAACAGTACAGAATGGTCCGAGATCCCTGTATCTTCACAATAATTTAATTTATGTTTGTAATACAGAATCTAATTCTATTAGTATCATAGATCCGGTTAACGATAGTGTTATTAGCAATATTAATTCTAGTGGTTTAAGACCATGGTCATTTGTAGCATTAAATGATAAAGGATATATTACAAATTATCTTAGTAATAATATTAGTGTTCTTAATCTAACAACAAGAACCATAGAAAAAACAATCGCTGTTGGATCATCGCCAACGTCTATGGCATTGATTAATTTTGCTAAAAAATTATATGTGTGTAATACAGACTCAAATTCCTTGTCTGTAATCAATCTACTCAACGATACTGTACAAGACACCATAGATTTTGATGCTGTCGATCCTGTTAATATTTTTTACTACGAATTAACTCCAAGAATTTTATATATCACATGTCGAGCTGTTAATAGTTTAGGTATTTATAGTGTATATTCTTTAACTTTTCCTCCCGGTCCTAATAGTGCAAATCTAAAATTATGTGCCAAAGGCCCAATTTGGATTGACAATGGTAATGTTACTACAGTTGGCTCTAATGGTGGACCTAGCGCATATGGTACATATGATCAGGGTGGGAACGCTGAAGAATGGACAGAAGAACATCATGTTTCGGTAGTGGGTGGTCGTAAAGTAACGAGAAGATGGTGTCTGGGTGGAGGATTTGATAGTCCAGATAATGAGCTTGATTACACAAAAACATCCTATCATGCTAAAGATCCGACACTAAAAGTAGCTAGTCATGGATTTAGAATAGCGAGTTTAACTAATCCTAATAATTTACCATATTTTGTTACTGTTGGAGATGCTGGTAATCCTAATAATCCAATTTTTACCACAGATCCTGTAGGGGCTGTATCTTATGAATATAAAATTGGTCAGTACGAAGTAACGAATTGTCAATATGTAGAATTTCTTAATGCTGTAGCAAAAACAGATATCTATAAATTATACGATACTAATATGATAAGCAATACCAAAGGAGGTATTGTTAGAAGTGGAACGTCTGGTAATTATACATATAGTTCAAAAACAACTTCTGCAAACAATAGACCGCAGCCTATGAATAATAAACCAGTTGTATTTGTTAACTGGTTTTCTGCCGCTAGATTTTGTAATTGGTTACACAATGGAAAGCCTAATGGTAGCCAAGACAATACAACAACAGAAGATGGCGCGTATACACTTAATGGCAGAACAACAGCAGAAAATTTTGACCAACCTATTGTTAGAAACGCTAATGCTAAATATTTTTTACCAAGCTATAGTGAATGGTATAAAGCAGCATACTATAAAGGAGGAGGTACCAATGCTGGATATTGGAGATGGCCCACACAATCTGATTTACCAGATAGATCTTTCTCTAATTTATTTCAGTGCGTAGAAGCAGATGGTTTTGGTAATGGCAAGCCGGATGGAAAAGTACAATTTACAGACTATGATTGCAATTTAGTTTCTCCTCCCACAACCCCGCCACCAACATTACCAGTATTTGGACCAACGCCCAGCGTCACCCCCACACCAACTCCTACTCCGTCACCAGATAAATGCTTAGATGCAGATTTTAGTAATAGAGCATATTTAGATAAAGAATTTTTTACTTTTAAAGCATCTAATACTAGACAAAATGCTTTTGTTGGCATTACTAAAAATGTTGAGTTAAAACAATTTATACTGGAAACTATCATAAAAGATAAAACTAGTGGAGTATCAAGAACCGAATCATTTATTTTGGAGTGTCCGGACTTTGTTGAGTGTGGCGCTACTACTGTAGCATCATCAATAATTACTAATTACGAGGTTAGTGATAATATTGTATCGTTGAGCTGGGAAGATCAAATACCACAGTATCCAGATATAGAAGGATATGTTATAGAGTATAAAACTAGTTCATCATCATGGATTAGAGACGCTTTTATATTAGATACAGCATCGACATCTATAACAGGATTAGAATTAGGAGAATATTATGATTTTAGAGTAGTAACATTAACTAAACATTGCGAATTTATTGGACCAGAAGTAACTGGTATATACATACCACCAGCTGTTATTTTACCAACAGATTTTATCATGATATTTATTGACGAAGCAAATCCGGACTATGTTGGACTCCTAGGTACTATAGGAAAAGACTGGGTCGAAGATACCAATAATGTTACATCTCTAATAGAAAATGGAGCTGTAGATGCTGAAAGATTTATAGTATTAGCTCCAGCAGATAGTACACAATGGATATATCCATCTAATGCTGTTCCTAAACTTCCTTTTGGAACAGACAGGGTGGTTAAAGTAAGTAGACCAACAACTTATAACGATATTTTAACACAATTCGAAACTCACTTCTTACCGATTATTGAACAAACAGATCAAGAGACCCCAATTAGAATTTTAATATTTGTAGACGTAAGCGGTTCAATGAATAGGGCCGATATAGAACCGGGGATTAATGAGTTTATAGAATATATTGTAGAAACTTTACAATATCAGTTTGTAGAATTTAATTGCTCGTCAGAAAGATGGCTCGATTGGATATACGCTGCTGCTACAAATCAAGTTGCTCAAAGCTGTTTACAAGTATCAGGATCTTCTGCACAAAATTTATCATTTAAAACCTTAACATCGGATAATATTATACAGCAAAATTATCTAAAGCCACAAAAAGGAAATAATAGATTAAATATTAATTATAGAATACAAACATCTCCTTCATCGTATCAAGATATTAAAGATTGTTGGAGTTCTGCTAATAGAGAAAACTGTACATTATTAACTACTGATGTTATGCAAATTCAGCTTAATAATTTAATAGTATGTCATGAATACGAGATTTTTTACAAATTACATTATCCAACAAAACAATGTATTTCTTGTAATGAATCATTTAATGAGCCAGCTTCGCCAGCAAGTTTCAATTTGGTATCAACTGCTAATTATGGTTCTGTTGCTGTGTGGAACGATCAGACAGGTAATGTAACAACTGTCGGAACAAATGGTAGTAGTAGTTTTTATGGAACGTATGATCAAACTGGTAATTTAAATGAATGGACAGAGGGTCAGGTTAGTAGTAGTAGAATTGTTAGAGGAGGATCATGGATATCCAATAGTCTAGAACTTGGATCAGGCTATAGAAGTCCACAGTCTCCAATATCAGCTAATGCTACTATTGGTGGACGAATAATAGTTAGAGATACTAGATCGTTAGATCTTATTAATTATGCATTAATTGATGATGTTAATAATGTTGCTGATACTAATGGATACGGCTCTGTCGTTTATAGATACGCAATCAAAAAATATCTATTAACCAATTGTGAATATGCACAATTTTTAAATTCTGTTGCTAGTGTTTATGATAGATATAATCTATATAAAGAAGCTATGAGCAACGATCCTAGAGGAGGTATATTACGCACCGAAAAAGATTCTTTATATTATTATACAACAAAATTAAATATGGGAGATAAACCAGTAAATTATATAACATGGTTTGATTTAGCTAGATATTGTAATTGGCTTAGTAATGGAAAAATAGATTCTAAAGACTCTAATGACTATGGAATCACAGAAAATGGCGCGTATGACATGAGTCAGTCATCGATAACAAGAAATCCGGCAGCAAAATATGCTATTCCTACTGAAAATGAATGGTATAAAGCGGCATACTATTCTGGCGGATCCGCTAATGCTGCATATTTTACATATGCCACCAAATCCAATAATTTACCAGATCCGTCTAGTGCAACATCATCTGGACGTGGTCAAGAAATCGATACTAACTTTGTTTGTCCTCCACCAATTACTATACCGGTGGTTCCTGATTGTCCATCTTGTGCTAATAATTTGGTTGTTAATGGTGATTTCGAGATTAGTGTACCATCAATGAATTTAGGAACAGCAGCTAATTGGGTAACCAATAATGTTGATGTTCATTCGTTGCACTTCTATGGGACAAATCAACCAATTAAAGTATGGGTTGATTTAAATTCTTGTAGTCCTGGTTATATTGAACAAAATATACCAACGATTGTAAATGGTGTTTATAGACTATCATTTAAAAAATCTGGTAATAATTATGGAAATATTAATGTTATAAGAACATTTAAGGTTGTTATCACAGGCACCTATGCTGAAGAATATAATTTCTCTTTTGATCCTAGCAATACAACATTTGAATCATACGAAAGCATGGGATGGATCGCAGAAATAATAGATTTTACCGCTTCAAGCACAACAACAACAATCAGATTTGAAAGCACATGCGCTAATTGTGGTTGCTTTGGAGCAGCGATTGATTGTGTGTGCGTATTACCGATAGGTCAAGCAGTACCGTCTCCAACGCCATCACCTACCCCAACACGAACTCCTGTTCCTACATCTACCCCCAGAGTTACTCCAACACCAACTATGTTGCCCGTATGCTCTTACAAACAATTAGGAGAACTATTGGAACCACAACTTAGTAATCGTGGATTAGTAACATATTCTTTAAGTAGAAACGGATCCACAATAGCTGGATTATTTGTTAATACGGTAGTAGTATATGATTGGAACAATACAGCCTGGATCGAAAGAGCTAGTAGGATAACATTAGATAATGCCGAGATTGTTACTGCATTTAGCGGTAATGATTCTATAGATACAGATACTGCTGGTACCACAGTAGCGATAGGAACACCAAGACATTCAACAAGTATATATTCTACTGTTGGACAATATAAAGGAAAAGTTACTGTATATATGTGGAATGGTACATCTTGGTCTAAAAAAGGTTCAGATATATTAGGAATAAATACTGGGGAGGGTCTAGGTTCTATTGTAAGTATGAGCAGTGACGGTAATACTATTGCTATTGGTAGTCCAGACTATGTTGGCTCCACCGGGGCCGAACAAGCAACAGCTGGTAAAATTAAAGTATACGAATTTATTAATGGAACATGGACACAAAAAGGATTCTCAATATTTGGCGAAAATTCTACTGATTTAGTAGGATATTATCCGAATATTAAATTAAGTCCTGATGGTAGTAGATTATTTATTGGTATTACTACTGGTATAGTAAGAGTTTATGATTGGATTAATAATGCATGGGTTAAATCGGCAACAATAAGTACATCTTTTTCTCCATCAGCTGGTAATATACTATGGTATATTGACGCAAAAAGTAATGATACATTCGTGGCTAGCGGACGAAGTAGAGTAGAAGTTTATACTCTAATAAATAATCAATGGACCCTAAAGGGATCTCCCATCACATCTATTTTTGCTACAAATGAGGATGGTAGAGCAGCAATTTCTGAAACTAATAATATTTTAGCAATTATGCATAAAGATCCTATAAGTATTATCAATGAAAGAATAATAATATATGAATATGTAAATAATAATTGGATATATAAAGAAAAACTAAGCGATAATATTCGTAGCGCGAATATATTTCAAACTATGCAAATTAATAATGCAGGAACACGGGTCGTAGATACTGTATACAATAATGCTGGTAGAGTAGCACTAAGATGTTCTGGTTATGAATGTGTTGTTCCAACACCCACACCAACACCAAGCATAACATTAACTAGAACTCCTCAAATAACGGTCACTCCAACATCAACCGTGGCCGCTGTTGTTCCGTCTGTTACCCCAACAAGAACTCCGACGAGAACACCATCTTCGTCACCATTACCTTTAACACAATGTACTCATTCTACAGAGGTATTATTTCCAACCACAGAAGCTTATGGCTGTTACTTTAATAATAGTAGTAAAAAATTATATCTTGTTGATGTAATTAGTGATAGAATTAGAGTTGTAAATAGTATAACTAAAAGTATAACATCCTCGATATCTGGACCAGCAGGCGCTGAATTCGGTAATTTAATAATTAATGAGTCTTTAAATAAACTTTATCTTATAAATTATGGAACACCTAATAATGGCTCTGTACTGGTAATAAATGGATCAACAGATTCATTAGTTAATACCATATCTTTGCAAAGCAAAATACATCCATCAGCCTTAGCAATAAATAGTGTGACTAATAAAATTTTTATTATGAGATATGATTCTAATAGTAATGCAATCCTAACAGCTATAAATTGCTCAACAGATACTATAGAAACATCAATTTCGTTAAATAAACTTTTTGGCAATGGAAATGTATCTGTTGATGAAAATAATAATAAGATTTATGTAGTAGTTAGTAATCATGTTGGAGCCTCTCCTGAGCATACATTGTTTATAATAGATGGTTCGACATACGCAGTTACGACCATAAATAATTTTTCTCCTGGATCGATATCAGTTACTCCATATATATTTAATAATAAATTATATTCATTTGATGCTAGACAGGCCGGATCACAAAGCTCTATTAGAATTTATGAATTAAATCAATCAACTTCGTATTATCAACAAAATCCATCTTTACTAAGTACCATATCTATAGTTAACGATCTTCTTGGATCCTCTTATAACGTGGAAAATTTCTTAAAGATAGATAAAAATAATAAAGTAGGATATTATATAACCTATAATAATAATTTAACGGATAATTATGTTGTTGGCGTTAATTTAGAAACTAAGCAGAACAGATCTATTATTAACAAAATAGGTCCTCAATATCTTGGACATTTAGATGTCGATCAGACTACTGGCTCATTATATATACCTCGATATAGTTCTGGAAATGGTATAGTACTAGCAGGACCATGCGGATCATCTAATCCTGTAACACCGACAAGAACTCCTGCTCCAACTCCGACCCCAACAAGAGGATTGGCAACAGGACCATTGAGTATATTTAATTGTGTAACTAATGCAAATGGATCTATAACAGTTTCGCTAAAAGGTATATTACAAAGCAATCAAAATGCTATATTATTTATCAAACCTCTTAACCAAATATACTATCAAGATGCTGGATGTGGTTCAGGCCCGGTGGCTGTAACGTGGACAGGTCAATTACCTAAAGATTCACTAAACACCGCCTCCAGTAGTTCTTTACCATTAAGCTCCTCTGTTACAATTACTCATATGACTTGCCACTATAATGATTGTGGTAATTGTGCTCCTAATTGTGCCTTAACTCCATTAAGGGCTAATGTAACACATGTTGTAGAATTATATGTATATGGTCCTAGTGGATCGTATTGTAGTAGATGTAATGAGCCATCGTCGCCTCCGCCGCCGCCTCCGCCACCACCCCCACCTCCACCCGTGAATGCTGGGGAATGTTACTATTATTGTGATGTTTATGGGGGATTATCAAGCACTAATGATTCTGAAGTAGCTGTTGTTTTAGAATCTCTTCCATCTCCTTATACTGCATATAGATGGGTCTTATATCAAAGTGTTTGTAACCAAGGATATTCGTGCTCTCAACCAAATGAATTGATATATCCGTGCCACCCAGCTGTACAAGGTACATATATAAGTACTACTTGCGTACCAACAATTTAATAATGGACATATTTTATGTTTAATCAATTAAATATAAATGGAATAAATTCTGAAGAATTAAATCAGATACAATCTATTAATAATAATCCTAAAATTATTATAGAATATAACAATATACCAATCCATAGCATCACCGGACCTGTACCAGTTGTTGATATCAGCTATAGTATAAATGCTAATAATAATAATTTACCAGAAACTCTTGTCACATCCATAAATCTTAATGGTAAAATTTTTAGATTTCCTGAAGGTAATATTTCTAATGTTGATGTTGATAAAGCATTTCCAGGATTTAGTGGAATCATAGCCGGAGTTAGTGGATTAAAACAACTATTTACTAGTTGTCCATATGGAACATTAAAATTTAAATGTGAAGATAATATACTTTATGAAATTAGTGGATTATCTGTCAGGGATATGTCATTTAGTAATACGGCCGATAATTGGGTTCAAAGCGCAGACTATACTATAGCTCTAGAAACAAATTCTAGTCTAATAGAAGATCCAAATAATGTTATAGAAAAATATGTAACGGATAGGTCTGATAGTTGGAGTGTTGAGCCACTGGATGATGTATCATATACCAATGTTTCTTTTTCTCCATCAATGAGGCCAGAGTTTCATAATCCTAATCTTGGTTTATTTAATGATAATAATCCTATTAATCTAGGATTGCCATTATCAAATGGACTAAATATTGTTAATATTCCACAATTTAGAATCACAAGAAGATTATCTGCAAAAGGTATACTGCCCCCTAAAAATCAAATTTGTGCTACTGGTTTGCTTGACGAAAATACCAAGCCGTATGTTCTCGCCAAAGCTTGGGTAGAAAAAATGTCAAAAAATACATTTAGTGGAAGCACAACAAATAGCTCGCCATATATAAAAATACCATTTGAGCAAAATTTATTTGCTTTTAATCATAACAGAACAATAAATATGGATATTTTTAATGGAACGTATGAAGCTAATGATACATGGTTAGCTATGCCTAGCGGTATCCCATATACTGAAACATATACTATAGAATGTTCAACTGGAGAAGATTATGTTAAAACAGTAAGAGTTGCTGGTAATATAGAAGGATTAGCTATCGTAAACCAAGATATAATGGAACATGAAAGTGGCGTTCTTCCAACAGGCATAGGCAATGATGGGCTTATAGATGCAAAATTGGATTTATCTTATGCGAATAATATGTTGGATAAAACTAATACACAAGCCTATAATAGCACAGACACGGCCTCATCCGCTTTTCCAATACCACCTCAATATCCACCTAGCCAAAATATTAAAAGTACAAAAATAGAAAATGCGTTAAACGCATGGACAAATCATATTAAGCCTTATCTATATAGAAGAGCTAGTCTTGGAATAAATAGTTCCGATAGAAAAGTTCCTTATATTCCAGCTTATGTTACCGACCCGCCATCATTACCAAATAATCCTATATTTAGTACAGAAAATTTATTGAGTGCTGTTCCTGTGTCTACTAGTGAATCTTTTGATCCAAAAAAAGGCACAATTAATTATAGTTATGAGTTTAATAATAAACAACTATTGATTCCTGGTGTTATTAGTGAAAATATTACCGTATCATACGATAATCCTGTGGATAGTACAGCAGAAACTTTTGTTATTGGCAGAGCATTAGGACCAATTATACAAAGAACCGGAAGAACTACCCCCAAAAAGACAATTAATATAGAAATAGCCATACCTCCGGCATCATCAGTTGATGAGATATCATTGAATAATCCAAAATGTCCATTACATTATAATAACTATTTATTTAAGGCTATTGAGCAAGTTATTGAGGCTCATAGGCCGTATTCTTCTAGTCCATTATTTAATGAGCCATTACAAACTTTAGGTTTGGTGTATATATCCAGTGATAATGAAAATTGGAACCCAAATTCTGGACGATATTCTCGTAGTATCAGTTGGGTATACCAACAATGTAATATAGGACAAAGTTATAGAGATCATTAGTAGGAAATATTATGCCGATTAATTGTCAGAATTATAAAGAAAATGTTTTGGCACAGACTTTATTCTTAGGTGCTAGTGTAGTATCTTTTAGTAGTAATGTTGGATGGGGAGGAAAAGCTAGTTCGTTAACAGTAGAATTAATAGAAGATTTTCAACCAAATATTTTTGCTAATATTCCTCATTATAATGCCAATAGTTATCCATTAAATCATTACTATAACTGCATAGGAGATGATTGTTATGTTGATGAATTTGGTAATCCATATAGTTCAAGCTTAACAAAAAAAGAAAAAAATGCTCCCGGAAAGATTTTTTATAGATGGGTTGGAAACGCTTTTGTTTCTAGTTATTGGGTTTATGAGGATCCTGGTTTTTTTGCAACAGGAACTTATGTGCAGCCGGACGGAACAGTTAATAGAAATGGACCAATTAATATTTATGATATTATTGATACTCCAGTATATTTTAAATTTGATAATTTTGAATTTATAGGATTAGTAAGAAGTTGGGAAAGAAATAATAGACCAGGAGGAGTAACATATAGCGTACAAATAGAATCTTTCGATAGTTTATTGGATAATTCTAAAATAATCTTACAAGATTTTGATGGGGCCGTAACTAGTGCAAAAAATGCTAGATTATCTCAAGGTAATATTGCTAATATTTTTAATGTTTATGGATTTTTAGAAAGCATGGGATATAACAGATTCGGTGGTGCTGCATTAAATGAAAATGGGATTAGTGCCAAAGCTATTATAGATAGTATACATGCATTAACCGCTAATGTTGATGGAGGAGCCAGAGACGAGGATGGATCATATTCTCCATTTGGTAGAATTTTATCAAAAAGTATTAGAAGAGTTGGTATTAATTATAATGGTGTTAATGAACCACATTTAACAACAATGAATACTTTTGGCGTAATAACTGCTGCTGGCCCTGGAAGAGGATTTACATCATTACCATATAACTCTTTTTCTCTTGATTTAAGTAGTTTACCCACTCCTCCCTATGACTACAGAATATCTGGTAGTCCAGATAAAAGCCTATCAGAATTTATATCAACGATTGTAGAAGATACTGGATTAGATTTTTTAACAGTTGTTGTGCCGGTTAAAGCTAATGGTGGTATAGAATTTATTATTAAAGTTGTTACTGTTAATAGAACTCAATATAATCCAACATATCAGATTCCAGCAGTTGTATCGAATTTAGAAACATCTGGATTTAATGTTGAAAATAGCTCATTTGGACAAGAGACAAATCAGAATAGTATTAGAAAAGTAGTTTTTGGAGGCAATCAACAAAGATTTTATCAAGCAAAAACCTACAGATTAGCTTATGCACAAAATAATTATATATGGAATCCTATAGTTAAAAGATTTATTAATAATAGACGATCAATATCAAAAATTAGAAATCCATTTCTAAGATCAAATAAAATAAATAATATAACTATTGATCCTTATTGGGGAGATGCCGAAATAGGTAGACCAGAAAGCGTAATAGGTGGTAATTATTTTTTAACAAGAATATTTCGTAATAATCCTGGCACAAGATTTATACCATTATTCAGAGATGTTATTTGTCCATACTTTGGCACAAAACTAGACGTTACATACGGATCAACTTCTGATTCTAATATTTTTAGATTTGTCAGACCAGTATATTTAGATACTTGGACAAATCAGATTACTATTGCTTTTGACCTTAATGAATTACCATCATTATCAATAGGCGAACCATTGTCTATGTACGATGGAAGCGTAGCTTCTACTAGTGACAATGAAAAAACTTCTTCAACACCAAAATCAGAAGATGCTAGCGGTGAAACCGACGATGCATCAGATGATGAGAAAAAAAATGACGATAGTGAAGGAGGAACAGAAGAAGAACAAAAAGAAACAGAGAATAGTCCACCGAATGGATCAAATAGTGATAGCGAAGGAAGCGGGGCTCCGGATAAATTATCTGGAGTAGGTTTTCAAGGTAGCTCCACTGCTATTCCTGAGATAGGAGTATCTGTAAATAACCGTGGGTCGTCTCCGCCTCCTCCGCCCCCTCCATCACCATCTTCGGAACAATCTGCCCAAAATATAATAACTTTTACACCGCTTTTTATTGCGCAAGAGGACGAGGAAGAACAGGGTGAAGAAACAAGTCCGTCTACTGATTCTCCGGAGCTTGAAAGACCAAAAATGAGTGATGAAGAGCCAGGATGGAATAATAGAGGAGAAGATAATAATAATCCGAATGCTCAAAAGAGAGACGAAGATGCTGCTGATGCCCAACAAGAACAATCATCAGACGATGGTTCCGGATCATCAGACGATGGTTCCGGATCATCAGACGATGGTTCCGGATCATCAGACAGTAGTTCAACTCCAGCAGCAGAAAGTGATAGAAATGTTGTAAGAACTCTTGAATATAAATCCGCTGGATTTACAATTAAAGAAACAGAGTTAAGATGCTCTGGATTTGATGAATATTTGACATATTGTTTAGGTAAATCTTATTTTAGTAAGCCTGATCTTTTTGTTATGTTAGTAAATGCTTATAAGGCTAAAAATATCTTTTTGGAAGCAAAACCGCCACCATTGCCTGGTGAGCCAATATCCACAGTTAATCTGGGTGGTGGTATGGGAGGAGCTGGTACTAACTTATCTAGTCCTAGTATAGCAGAAGATGGGCATATGGCCGAGCCAAGAAATGCTTTGCATTCTAAAATGCAAATGAATTGGGATTTATATCTTAATCATAATTTTATTAAAGATTTACAACTTATTCATGGTTTTATTCAAACTATAGCTAGTAAATACTATGGTAAACAATATATGGTTAAAATGCCAGACGTATATGCTTATAAAGATACAGCTTATATAGATATAGCTATTCCTGGCACAACGTCATCATTTTTTGTTTATCATGGTAGTCAAAATATAAGATATAATTTTGAAATAGCGGATGGTGGCTGGGAAGAGCCAGGCAATTATATTGATGATAGTTTTGTTTTTGGCGATAATTATTGGCACGCCCTTAGAAATGATGATGGTTTGTTGGGACCTATTCTAGGATACAATGTTAGTCCAAATATTGATGATGTTACGTGTTCGTGGGCTAAATTAGATAATAATACAAAAAAAGCAATCATAACAAAACGCACCAAAACTAATGCTATCGATAGAAGTAATTATGCATCAGATCCAACAGTTCGTGATTTACAAGGAAAAATTGATAATCTTAAATATAAAATTCGTTCTTTAAATGATGCAATAAATAAAAAGAATCAACCAAAACCAGAAGATGCTAAAAAACCAAAAGAATAATAACTATGGCAGAACAAACTATAGCAGAATTAAAAGAAGAACTTAGTAAAGCTGAAAAAGAACTACAGGAAGCTAAAGATGAATTAGTAACAGCACTGAAGGAAGATAGAGTTAGTGACGCAGATAAGAGTAGGATTCAGGCTTGGGAAAAAACATCGACAGCAGATACTGGTCAAAGAATTGATAATAATGTAGTTATACCAGTTAGTGAAGATGAAGAGGATAGTTTTTGTCCATTACTACAACCGTCTGTAAATATTAATACATTAACAGATGAAGATTTTATTTTAATTAGAAAAAATAATAACTATGATCCTTATGATCGATTTGTTCCAGGAGCAAAGTTATATATTTCTGCACAATGTTCGCAATTAGTATTTCTTAATCCTATTAATCTTACAGACTGTAGAGCTATTGTTGAGAGTCCAGGTATAGAGGTTATGAGCATAAGTAATAGCTATACTGCTGATCCATCATTAACTGTGATTGCTAATGTTGCCGAAGAAGATTTAGCTATATTAGCTAATCTTGGTATTGTTAAACAGGCCAAGAAAGAAGCGGACGATGCTGAAGAAAGAGAGCCAAAAGAAAAGGGTAAATCAAAGAAAAATCAAAATAGATATGAATATTCAGAAGAAGAAATGCAAGAATTTCGTTTTTATATAGATTATTTAGAACAATATAGATTACCTGTAATCAGTCAAGATTTTATAGTTGTCAAAGGGGCCTCTAGCAATCAAGCAACCAAACATGATGTTATTAAACCAAGGATGGCAACCCCACTTTTTGCTGGCATACCAATAAAGAGCAACAATAGAGTTTACGGCCCATGGGCCAATGATCCTTCGATTATGCTTAATCCTAATATATCTGATAATTTATTTGGAAATATTAAAGTAGAACAAAATAGCGACTATGTTCCATGGAAATATGGAGGTATAAGATTTTTAGAAAATGTTGTTAATTTTAATATAGCATATGATGTTAACTATCAGTCTGTTCTTGAGAACGGAAGAGTCTCAATAGTTGGTCCACCAATATTTGGTATAGGCGGATCATTCAATCCTAATATATTAGGAGTAAATAGAAATTCTACTTTTGACAATACATTATATGGTATATCTTCAAAAAATTCTATATTTTATGATGCTAATCTAAATTCTACTTTAAGATATACTAGTATAGTAGTTAATAGTTCTAATGATTATGGATTTCCGGTTATTAGTAATATTAGTATTCAAACCTCCAACGATGGTATAAAAACTAGTTATAGTTTTCAAACATATAATCCTAAAACAGGATTATTTAATAAAGAATTAACAGATAAAGCAAGAACACTAAATAATAATATTAGTAAAATTAATCAACAAATTAACACAATCAATAAAAGATTATCAAATAAAGCTCTACTAGAAAGACTTGATATATTAGCTAAAGCAAGATCTTCAAGAGAAGCTTACAAGGTTGATGATAGACGTACTAGATTTTACGGCACAAGTCCGGTTGAGTTAATTATCAGTCAAGCTCAACAACATTTAGATAGAGTTAAATTTACGGATGCTTGGAATATAACAAATAATAATGGAGAACAATCATTAAGATATTCGGATTATGCATCATATGGTACTGATCAAAATAAAGCTTTTTATTCTGGCGTTTATTATAGTATACGAAATCATCATTGGGCAGGTATTATTACTGGAGATGAAATTGGATCAGAATTATTTGAAGACTATTCTTCTAAATCCGCTATGAGTCTTGATGGAATATTGTCACCTGTTTCTTTTTATCCAACTAAACAAAATGGAACCTATCCTTTAAGTACTTTGGTTAGTGGTAGTGGAACATTTTTTGGTGGTGAACAAAACTTAAAACTATCTTATAATAATTTTACATATGATTTAGCATGTCCTAAGTGTCTTAATACTAGAGAGACCTTAATCTATAATTTAGATGGTACAGAATTGTCTACGCCTTTAAGAATACCATGCTCCGTATGCTCCAAGGCTAAATTAGATATCAAAAAGAATGATAAAGACCCAACTAAAAAAACATCATTACCAGATGTTAATTTATATAGTTTAAATCCCATAGTGGTACCAAGTGGCGAATTTAGGAATCCTTATGCTTTACCAGATGATATTTGTAGACACTCCATAATGGCTATTGGCAGAGGAGACAATCCTCAAACGAATGGTAATAATTTTGTGCTCTATAATAATATTAGAAAAGATAATATTAATAAAGACTATTATAGATATGATATGGATAAACAAGCAACAGATAATGTATTTATACTAAATAATCAAAGATTTATGGCTTTGCGAGGACCGCTAATGCTACACTCTTGGGGATTTGATACAGAAGGATATCCTGCGCCGAACGCTCATGATATGCCATATCATATTGATGATAATGGTCTAGTTTTAAGATTCAGACTGGTTGATACAACTGGTGATAAAAATTTTGGTAAAAATAATTTAGAAGCACCCGGAGCATTACTCCCATCATCATCACAATATGGAATAACTCCTTTAGGCGATATTATCACACAAGCATATACATGGTCTGGCTCGGGAACAGGGATCGGCGAAGGAACTGGTAAATGGACTAAAAAAAGTACTAAATCCAAATATTTTTATCGTAATTGGGCTCAAAAACCAGACTTATGGCCTGTTGGCCCAATAGATTTAAGATGGGATTCGCAAAGAAGAGTGTGGGACGCTAGTGGAGGAGGATGCAAAGAAGAAATTTTGCCACCATTTATAGTTACTAATAAAACAGATCAAGCCTCTTTACAAGAATTTTTAGCAAATAAAACAGATAATAAATGTCCGTATAGGAATGTTTATGTAACACTAGAAAGCGATATGATTAAAGAAGACGATTATGATAGCACATATTCTACTAGAGCATTTATAGATGATATAGAATATAATAAAGAACCATTGCAAAATGGATATAGAAGATTAGTATATGTAGTAGACAAAACAGGATATACTGCTCCAAAAGGAACTAAACTGTTGTGTAGATACGATAGATTAAGTGGATTTTATGAACCTTTGAGCAAACCATCAGTAATGGCTATAGGAACAATAGGGTCTGGAAATTCTGCAAGCGTTAGGCTGCATCATATTCAAGGACGAAGATCAGCATCAGTTCCTTTACTTGTAGTAAATTTTGATAATCCTTTGGAACTATCGGCCTCTGCTGGAAGTAAAGGTATTTTTATATTTATTAATGGAAAATGGACATTATCGGCAACTAAAGTATGAATAATTGTATTATATACGATAAAACCTTTTTAGAAGATTTGATAGATCAAAAAAACAGTATTAATGCTGCTAGTGTGAGGAACGATATTCTAAATAATCTGATCAGCACCACTGAAGCTGCGGATAATGTATGGACCCCTCTTTTTATAACTAAAGATAATAGTACTATCGACAACACCCTATTGTTAGATAAAGGATATGTTTCAGGATATAATAATGAAAATAATATTTTAGGTATACAAAATTTCTTAAAGATTATTAATCCAAAGTTTAATTTTTGGAAAACAAATGGATATATGTCAACAGATTGGACTCTAAATAGACAAAATATATCTTATTTTCCAGTACATGGTCTAATGTGCTGGTTTAAAAGAATCGTTCCGTCCAAAACTGGTAAAAAATTATCTGAGTTTCCAAATAATGCAAGAGTTAAGCTTTTTAACACATCAAGATCATTCGTTAAAATTGATGAAGAAACTCTATATGAAACTAACGATCCAAATAAAACATCTAGCAAGTTTATAAATAGCGAATATATAGAATTTAATTATGGAGACAGCAAAAATAATTATGTTAAATTATCTACTATTGGTAATAATGCATTATTTTTAGATAGTGATATTTTTGTTGAAGAAAATCGTATGGGTGTTTCTACATCAAGTAGCGTAAGCACATATAGCGACATAGTTATAGGACAAAGCAAATATCTTTTATGGATTCCAGATGGCGATGTATATAGTTATTATATAAATTTTGATGAATATATGGCACAATTTCCTGGCATTGCTCCTCGTTCTTTTTGCTCGCCATCTTTATATCAAGCATATAATGCTATATATCATAAATTAACATTTGATCTAAAGAGAAGAGAATCTTATAGACAAACACATACAGCAAGAAGCTATAAAAATTTATCTAAATATATTGCTACCAGTCCATTTATAGATGAATTTAGTATTAGTAGATTATATACTAAAGAAGTAATGGAGTTCGTAAATATTTTCATAAATAATAACTATGTATCAACAGGCATTGGTCATTTACAGTCTACGATAGAATGTCTTAATAAAATAAGTTCATATTTCAGTAAGCTAAGTTCTACCGATAATGATGATAATACTAGAAATTTAAATAATAATATTATATATAACACAGTAGGATTAAAACAAAAATTAGTACAAAAATATGGATCTAAACTTATACTAGGAGCAGAAGGGGTTGTAACATCTAATAAACCATTAGAATACGGAGCGAATGTTAGAGTAGATCAGTTTGGTGAATATATTGTCAAGTCCGAAGTAAAAAATGCTATATTATATACTAATCAAAGCATAGAGGTTGGCGATCTAAGTATAGATACAAATTATGCTGAAACAAAATCAAGAATTGGTTTAAAGTTTAAACAAAATCCTAAAGTACCAGCAAATATTATTCCCAGATCAGACCTGATGCTATGGGATTCTGCTAGACCAATTATTAAATATAATGAAAAAATCAATAAAATCAACCTAGTTCTTGCTAAATCTACTAATGATCCAAGTTTACCAGAATACAATAACATTAAAAATGACAATAGTCCAAATACATGCGTTTTTAAATATAAAGATGGATCGGTGCTAGGATTAAACTACACTAGTAATCTATCGGATCTAATTCTATTAAGAGTTTTACCAGAAACTCTGGATATAGATTCTTATAAAACAGCAGAGGATGAGAATAATCCTTCTGATATATTAGTCAGAAAAGATTTTGTGTGTAAATGGGAAAAAGTTAGTGGACCACCAGTATTATTTATTAATGATATTATTTTATCTATATCTACTAAAGGTGGCCCACAATTATTTTCTGATACATCTCAGGTTCAACAAACTATAAAAGATTATACTGGACAAGTTGTTGGCTTTGAATCATTGTCTCATGGGCCAGAAGTTTATGTTGCTCCATATTCTACAGGAAGGTATCAAATAAAATGCACGATTATAACTCCATACGGCACATTTGTTAAGATTAAAACATTTTATGTTACTAGTCTTGTTGGTCTAATGAGCCCCGATCTAAACAATACTCCCAATCAATTTTTTCCTAAAGATGTTAGAGGACGATATTTGTCACCAATATCAACTTCTTTTCCGTCAACGGGGCCGGGAGGAATAGGAAAACCTCCGCCTCCGATTAAACCGGATCCAGCAGATATAGAATATATTATAGATAGAGAAAAACATGATATTATATTAAATTCTAAAAATTTAAGAGTTCATACTCCAATTATAAATAGTATAGCAATACATGGTAGAGGATTAGCTTTACCTATAGCCATGACATCAGATATTAAAGTTCTAAAGAGTCGGCCAGAAAAATTAATTAACAATACGCTATACTATTTAGAAGATTACTATGGAGGACCTATAAAAGATGGCAAAGCGGACTCATCCTATAAGTATGATCAATCTTCTAATATTATATTAAGATATTTTTCTGATGCTAATATTCAATATAGGTTAGATAAAATAAAACTTGAACATATAAGACACCATTCTGATCCAAAATGCGCTAATTGTTTTAGTTTATATTCAACAGATCTATACGGATCAAGAGGAAACTGGATAAGAGGAAAGGGTTCTACTCTAGATGGATGGGAAAATAATACTTATCATTATAGATCTTGGGGTGGAGCACTTGATAAGGAAAATAATGAGACTTTTAGTACCGATTTTTCACCAAAAATAAAATCATATGGTGGCTGGGATAATGAAATAATTAATAATATAGGAATAAGTATTCCTAATCATCCGGATCCTGGAACTGTGTTTCCGGCTATCACAGGAAAGCCATTAAATTATAAATCTGACAAACCATCATTGGATCCTCCTTATTTTGCAGAGGGCTTTAAATATTGTTTTGAGGATATTATACCGGATAATTCTGATAAATATATCGATTTTAAAAAGGGTGTTTTTCATCCTCAAAGCGGATGGATATCTTATGATAGTCCATTACATAGCGGCATAGAGAATCTATCTAGTGTTTTAAAATTCAATGTTGGAGCTAGAGAGTCTTATAGTTTTAGCGGCCCTAGTATAAACAATATTCAGAATGATAGCTATATATATAGCGGAAATAATCTTTTTATTATTCCAATACAATTTAAATCATCAATAGAGATAGGAATAGCAGAAGGCGCTCAGTGGATTCAAGAAAGCATACAATGTGGCGGAACAACACCGTGTAGATCCGATAGTCCTCCTCACTGGGTTTGGCTTAATCAAATCCATAGAGAATACGGCGATCAAGATATACCTAGCGCAAACGGAAAAGCCTATGATCATGGATATAGAATATTAAGAGGAGGAGATCCAAAAAGACACGAAGCTAGATCTTACAATAATTTTTCACCCTTCATGGATGAATTTGGTTTCATTAGTGATTCAGAAAATAATAGGTTTAAATATCTTTTCCCAGTTTCTGGACCAAGATATCCTCCAGGGCCTATACCAGAAGATATAGTCAAATATATGAGTAAGGCCAGAAGATCCAATCCAAATTGTATTAAAGATAATGGAGAGCAACCAGCAAACTATTATGAAAACTTACCAAATCCAACCGGAACATGGAAAGGCTTTAGAAATCCTAGAGTATTGAATTTTTCTATTAAAGATATAGAAGTTAAACTAAATTTTCTAAACTATGTTAACACAAAAGATTTAAGTATAGTATTTGATTCTAAACCATGTCTAGATGAACTATATAGAATTGGTGGCGGTGAAAGATATAAATCACCAATTGCTGGAGGATCAATATTTATAGATCAAACAATACAATCAGATTTTGATAGCTTGGCAGCTCCACAAGACTGGCCTCTTAATCCAATAAATATTAATAATTCTGATTTAACTCAATATTTATATAGCTTATCTAATATGAATACAAGATTTACAAAAACATCTGTTGCTGGAATCTCTGTTCCATATAAAGAACCAACATCGAATCCTCACTTATATCTTTTAAATCAAGAATATATTCAGAATCATAGTTTTAATCTTAGTTTAAAATTCTCTGACCATGCCAATAAATATAATGTTGTAAACGATCATAACTATAATAATAGTTCAGGATATGTTGCTGCTAATTATCAAAATATTATTAACACTGATGATATTATAAAACCATCTATTTGTCCATTTGGATATAGTGATCAAGAAGTAAATATTTATCATAATGCGGTTACGGCTAATAAGCTTAACATTACCAATAATACATTTAGTAAATATGCTGGTAAACCAATGTTTGATTCTACTGTGCGTTGTCCACCAAGAGGTGGTGCTGGGATTAAGGGAACAAAAGGGCCTAATAAAAACGATGTCACATTTTTTACTTGCGCTATAACATTATATGATGAACATGATGATATGTTGCCTAATGATAATACTATTAATTCTCAATTATATACAAATATTTATGATTTTACTAATAAAATTAATTCTAGTAGTTTATATAGTTCATTATGTAGTTGGGAGCTGTTGTTACATTTTGGAGATACTAAAAAACCAACGGCTCCAATCTTGTCATCATTAAATTCATATGGAAATAATGAAGCATTATCTCTTATAGAGTACGGTAAGCCACCCCAGTATGGTGGGTATGGTTTTATGGCAAACTTAAAAAACTATAAGCATATGATGCCATTTGTAAATATTAATGCTCCTAATATATTTTTTCAAGATAATACAATTTGTGAAGCATCAGATCCGGAACTCATTGGAAATATTAAGGGTATTCCTGGCGTAGAATTTCCATGGCTGGCTATTTTAGCTGCAACATACGCATATACGGGAGCTGTTGGTCTTGGTGGGACTGGTGGTTTGGGAGGAATTATGGCTGGCCTTGGAGGAGGCGACATTGCTATGTCTATAGCCGTAGGACAAATTGTTAATTATTTTAATGCTCAAAGAGCTCAAGATTTTAGACAAGCCATAGCTAATGATATTTATCATCAAGATTACAAACGATATCCTTTTGGTAGTCCAGAAAAAATACTAATTAATTTTTCAAAAGATAATATTTTTTGGTATAAAGCAGAAGCCTCTATTTTTAAATACGCTAATAGTCCTATATTGCCATATAAAAAATATAACTATATCAGATTAAATAAGGATACGCTGCCAGAATTATCCAGATTTTCTGTTAAAGTAGTTGAAAATATCAAAGATTTACTAGAGGAAAAGTCTATCAAAGAATTAACCATAGGCTGCACAGAGTTTAATGCTGTTAGCGGCCCATTGACTTATAATAATATATCGTATCATACGGATGATATTGTGGATGTAAGATTCTCATCTACAGATAGCTCTAATGTTTGTGTTGATGGTCTCTATTTTGTTCCGACTACTGGTAAATGGGTATCTTTAGCACAAAAACCTTCGATATTATGTGAGAAATCAGATTATATAACACGTAATCATGTTTTATATAATGATTTACCTGATACCGAATATAGCATTTTTAAAAATCTGTATTCAGATATTAATCAAAAAAAATTAATAATGATAGACGGAACTGTACCATTTGAGATATTTACTTTTAAGGATATTGTTCAAGTTAGTGGTCAAAATATTGCTCCAGATGCAATTATAGATGTTAATCTTATTGATGGACCAACAGGAGAAACCCCGTCCGTAACACCCACATCGACACAGCCCGATCAACCTGTTGCACCAGCGGATACTACTCCAAAATATACTACCAAAATATTAGGTAAAGCACTAATTTATAAAGATAAAAAACCGTATACTATATTAAAAGTAGATAGATTAGATATGGATAAAGCAGACTTTATTAGTCCTGATAATAATGTAATTGTAGTATTTGGATTATCGTCCTCTACAGACTTAAAGAATAATCCTGTGAACATGTATGCTTTTGAAAAAGAATCATTAAATAGGCCGCACCCGGAAGTATATAATACAACAAATAGTTATGGTTCATATGGAGATGGGTCTTACACAATAAATAAAAATATCCTATCTCAAATACCTATGTACAATAATATTGAAAAAATTGGTAACATGTTTAATAATCATAAATCAGATAGATTATTGTATAATAAAATGTTTTTTACTAAAGAACAAAGTGAACAAATTAATTCTTTAAAATATGTAGGTGCTTCTGTAGCCTATCCCCATAAACTGAATGATGTTATTACTGTTGTTGATAATAATAGTAAATATATAGTAAATAATCCAGCAAACTCAACAACTTTAGATAATTTATTAAGTAATTCTAAATATTTTTCGTTTAATAATGTTGATTTTAATAATATTCATTTAACATATATAAGAAATAATAATTTTAGAGATTCTTCGATGGTTCCGTACCCTAGTGGTTATATATCAATAGAAAATGATTATGAAGAGAAGCCGCCAATTGAAGCGACAGATATTAATGGAGATCCTATAAGTAATGAAGTTTTTCAAAATTTAATAACAAGGCTTAATTTATTAGAAAATACTAATGTAAATTTAGAGGTAGAATCAAACATAGGCGTAAATACTATTGTTGCCACAAATAAAGTCATTGAAAGTTATAATTTATCCTATATTTATAGACACTATGAATCTTTAACAGAATATAACTCTAATAAAAAAATCTCTGAATTAGCTCTTAGAGTTTTTTATCAAGAAAGAAATGATATTCTAAAACTATTAAACGAAACTAGCGATTATCAAAAAGCAAGAATAACAATAAAAAATAAAACATCTATTATCTCCGGAAAGATTGCTCGTGAAAATATTGAATCTATTACAGTATTAGAATCCGTTGTGGTTGATGATATTACAACATTTAAAGAAAATACTATATTGAAAGAAGATATTGTATCTATTACTAGAGATTTTGAACGAACTAGACATGGTATTAAGCCTCAAATTTTAGCTAAAATTAAAACATTCAGACCTTTTGATAGATTATCTCTTTTAGCTTTTCAGATAGAGTACGAATACGATAATGATAATTACTGGATAAATTTGGATCCTCATCAAGGCTGTAGTATAGCGGAAGAGCTAAGACCGAAAGTTTTGAAAAGCATAACATATGTTTGTAGACCAGCAAATTATATACAAGGAATATATGGAATGCCTCAATTAGCAATAAATAATATTTGTAATCATAAACGAGGATCCATATTGGAAAACGAAGAAGATGATCCTGATGGTATAAATTACAGCAAAGGTAGTACTAGTGGATTTAGAAGTGGGCCATATGAAACATATAAATATACTATTGGAGAAAATATAGTTAATAAAAATAAAACTAATTTAGAAAAAAAAGCAACAGCAGCAGGATTACCTATAAAATGGGAAGAAGTTACGATAAAAAGAAATTATCATATCAATGGCAATGCTGCTGGAATGGATACCATAAATAGTTATAAAGAAATTATGGTAACAGCAATAGAAACATATGATGTATTACTAAGCCCATTAGAAATAAAAGATAACAAGGCAGACAAAACCAATAGTACTCAGGATGCTGATGTGTTGGATATAGGCAATTTACCTGGTGGAGTAGGAGGTGGTGATCCGGATGATCCTTCTCCACCGCCACCAGATGATGGTAATTTTGTTTCTAGTTTGCCTCCACCAGGAGAAACAATAGGGGCTTCTGTTCCTCAAAAATCTGTTGATGGTTTTGGACTATTAACATTGGGAGGTATTAGAGCTGGTCAATCAATGAAAATATATAATGTATGCAATTTAGATAATGTAAATAATCTAAAAATAAAATTTAGAAAAATACCTAGACAATTACGCGGACTAGATATCTACAGTACTGTGTATAGATATGGTCCAACTGGTTTATTTAGACCGGGTAAAAGAAATCAAATTAGCGATATTTTGGATCCATACGAGATAGTAGAAGCGGGATCTGTTAGTGGTTCGTCTTTTCAGCCTATATTAAATAATAATATTTATTATTGGAAATGTATGGAAATAGAAGATACTAAATTAGTACCATCAACAACCCCATTGTTTTTTCAACTAATGAATGAGATGATGTATAGAACATTTTATGGATCAATAGATCGAATAGAAAATAAAGGCACCATATTAAAAAGTCAGTTTCTATGGGAAATGATACCATATGAATTTTTTACGAATACACCACCACCGAGAGAAAAATAATTATGTTTTGTGAGTTTATAAGCATAAGAGATAACACTTACAAATGCTCAAAATGTGGACTAGAGATCACTGTTGAAGATAATAATCCACCGATTTTTCCATGTTCTTATATGGATATTAGATCAGAAGAGCCAGGATTTGGCACAAAAATTAAAAACTTCTCTAAAAGCTTGGTCGCTCATGCTAAAAATAATTTTGTGTTAGCCAAAGATGAAGAAATAGAGAGAAGATTTAAAATATGCGAGAGCTGCGAATTCTTTAAAAATCAATCCTGTTTACAGTGTGGCTGTCCAATAAATAGAACACGAAATTATATTAGCAAATTAAGCTGGGATAGCGAAAAATGCCCAGTGAATAAATGGTAACTATTCTTTATCTTTTGTCCATTTATGCCAACCATTATGTGGTAAATAATTTCCATTATCATCTTTACGCTTTGGAAATAATGTGCCACCCTTTTTGTGTTGACCAAAAGCTAGAACAGCGCCACAATCAGCACATCTTAGTTCGTAGTAATCATTTCCATCAACATTTCTTACCACAAATTTAAGATTTGTACTACCACACATGCCGCATTTGGACTCACTAAAAATTTCCTGTATCAGTGCCAGTTCTTTAAAAATCTCTTTTTGTCCACTAGCCTCAAGTTCAAATTGTAGCTTATCATTAGCTTTATATAAAACTTTCATAAATTACTTCCATTCGTTTGAGTAGCCTAATATAGTTTCAGCAATACTGTCCATATTTTGTTGGTACTTGGACAATAATCTTATTATATCAACGGCTGATTCATGAGTCAAGTTATAAATATTATCTGTTTTTATACTATTTTCTTCTAATAGTTTAGTCACATTAATATTTAGTCTTTGAGCTAAAACATCTATAAAATTAATTTGTTGATTACTAATTTTATTAACACTATTTTGATCAGGATGATCTTCGATTTCTTTGGACAGTTCTTCTGCCGCTACTACTTTGCGCAATCTTAATGCTCTGCGCAATGCTCTGCCCTCGGCCCTTGTTTCTGCAACAGCAACCGGGTGATTCCTATAAACCTTGTCACAGTTACCCCAGTATACGTCCGCAGAGCCATCCACAGACACAATATTTAAACCGTTTGAGTCCTGAAGGGTTGGATTTAAACAGTATGATAGTGAGTGTATAACCGTTGCTCTTTTTTCATTTTCCGGACTAGGAGATTGAACAACCAAACTTGTTGATGATATTAATCTACAGTTTAAAACAGTTTCAAAAATACGCCTTAAACCATCCGTTGTTGGATTGCCACTAATCTTTTCATCGTCAGATAAAAGCCCTAGAACATAATCTGTCCAGTCTAAATCAGCAATTGTTGGAATTTTCTTTTCAACAATATTATCTTCAGCAACTTCATTTTTATCTTTTTTAGCCATTGGTATCCTTTATAATAAATTTCTGTTGTCCAGAAATGAGATCAGAATGATTTGTTTTTATAATCTGTAGTATTTGATCATAGATCAAAAACGCACGAGCATCAGAATAATCTTTAGTTTGTATAATTCTCAATAAGTTCCATCCTTTACCAATGATTAATCCTTCTTTTTTATTATCGTAGTTTTTATTTCTTTTTAAAGATTCTTGGCCCCACACAGGAGTGAAGTGAGATGGACCATCCACTTCTATAGCTAGATTTATACTAGGAACGAACAGGTCAATTTGCAACCTTGTGTTTACCAGTGTTTGCTCTTTATGAAACTCTACTTTATAACCATCACTTAATAGTCTTTTATGTAGATATTTTTCTAATTTTGATCCTACCTTGCTGGTGGTTCTTACTGCCATATTAGCAGATTTAAGTATGTTTTCTTTTGTGTTATCGTCTAAATTTTCCCAATTTTGTTTAGCTTTAAGCTTTCTTTTTTGTATTTCGTTGTCTTCGAGATTTTCCCATGCGTTTAATACTCCCATCCCTATTTTTTGTTTTGTGTCCTCTGATCTTTCTTTGCCTTTTGTTGGATGAGAGTGTTTGCCAGTTTTTAATGCATTTTTTTGAGCTTCGCTTTTATCTCTGATTTTTATATTATATTTTTTAGCGTCTCGTCTTATTCTATTAGCATAAGTATCGTACATAGTAGCTATATCAGCAAAGCTCTTACCTTCTGATGAATATAAAGATAATATTAGATCTTTTTTATCTTGATCAGATAGTTGGTCATACGATGTGTTGTATTTTTTCATAATCGAAATTCTCCATAATATCTAATGGTTTTTTCCAACATATACTGTATATATCATACAAATATTGATTGGTAGTTACAAAATCTAGATCAGAATCGTAAATCTTTAGCCATTCGTTATATATATTAGTTCTATTTTTTAACCACGGCATGTCATTACAATATAGTATTTTTTTATTAAGATTGGTGAAGTTCTTACTAATAATAACACTAGTTAAATCAAATAGCCATAAGTCGCCCTCAAAAAATTTAGCGTGACTCAGATGCAAGATAGGGATATTATAAGTAGTAATTTTATTACAAATACTATTAAATATAACAATATTTTTATATGGATTAGCATCTATCAATTTTCTAATATTTTGTAGCATAGAATCATGGTGTTGATCATTTTCTATATTTATAAGCATAAATCCTATATTATTTTTTATCACTGATTAATACCTTTAAAAAATTAGAATAAGACTGAAAACTTTTTGTATGTTTATATTTACTTGGTGTTAATGAATTCAGATCGTCAATATCTAGCGCTAATGCTCCACAAGCCCATGCTTCTGGAACGTAGTCGTCTGTTAATGCCAAATAATATTTGTTTTGTTTAAGAATCCTTGCCTTATCATATTCAAAAAGAAGTCCTAAATTTTGAGGATGTATTATAGAGCTATTATTAAATAATTTAATAGATAATATAGATTGTGGATAAAGATAATTATTTAAAGCTTCTGGTAAAGATTCTATATTGTCTAAAAAGCAAACTATGCTATCATATTTAGGTATAGAGTTATCGCTATAATAAATTTCATTATTAACTAATTTAGGTATAGTGATAATTTTATTTTTTGAATCAGTCTTTGTTTTCTGAATAACTCCTTTAAGATTAGGATGGTGTTCAATATATTTTGTTGTGTCATTATAAATAAAGATATTTACTGTAGTACCAAACTCATCAATGAATTGATTAATTTCATTATCTAATAATGAAGCTGCAAATATTATATGGGTAAATTTTTCTATATAATATATCCTATATAGATATCCTGTTATATTCAATACTTTTTTATTACAAAATGGAGTTGTTGATAATTCAATATTATTAATAAATTTATCATTTAATTTCTGTACAACTATTTTTGTTGTCATATAAATACTTTCGCTTTATCAAGATCTTTATAGTTATTAATTTTCATAATACTGCCTTTATTAATATAAACTTTTGTGAACTTTATATTTTTACTTAGTAAAAAATTTATTACTTCGAAAAGATACATTTGTTTAAATATATTTCTATCGCAAGTAGATAGAATATTAATCGCATCTTCATTCAAATATACAATCTCTGTCCATGGTTCATCCATATCAAAAAATAAATACTCTAAATTTTTAGACATAGAAGATCCTATAGAAAAATTGTTTTTATGTTTATGTAACATAAATATTTTACATTCTGCTTGAAGATGAGTCTTTTCTATTGTATTTTCTTTTAATAATAATCCACTACTCAAAATTAATAAATTTTTAGGTTTATATTGATCTATATATAATAATAGATTTTTAGCTTGATTCGTATTGTTATAGTCATGATTTACTAAATATCTGATTGTTCTATATCGATATAATTTGGATATAATTTTTTCAGAATCGAACCCTATATTAATGGTTATATGCGATTGTTTTGTTATTTTTTGCGCTTGCGCTATTTGATACTCAATAACGCTTAGATTTTTTCTTAATGGTAATAAACACTTTGAGCCAACAGACTTCATGCCTTTTGTAATTTCTGGAGTAATAATAAGAATATCAATCATAGTTTATAACTAAAGTATTTTGATTATTTTCTATTGTGTAGTCTTGTGTTTTTGAAAGAGCCCAATAATTATCTGTATTAATAAAAATACCATTAAAACTAGAATCAATTTTATTACATCTATAATAGTGAGCAGATTTTTGCTCAACATTTATCATATAGTTAATATTCTGTATACTATCGTACTTGGAGACATAAGCAATACTTTCATCATCTAGAATCCAAAGTAGATTTCCTGTCTTGTTTTTATTTGTTTCTAGAGCAACATGTAATGCTTTTGGAGAAGGAATATTCTCAAGAAAAGAATGAACTTTATATTTTATGAATTTTGGTAATTTTTGTTGCAGTGTCTCGTGTATGTCGTAACCGCTGCCATAACAAATAATAGTGATATATTCTGGTTTGATCGATAAAGCGTTTAAGTTTTCTATAGTATCTTTAAATGTTATATTACTAGTAATAAGAGCCAAGGAATATTTGACAATATTTTGTTGCTTAACATACTCCATCATATCTGTATCATTAAACTTATCGATATTTTCTTGATAAATATTTTTACTAAAACCATATCTACATGTGTAGTTATTAATAACAAAATAATTATTTTTTTCTACAATATTATGGATATCTTTTATAAGACTTGGTATACTAAAAGAACAAGGCATAGGATTAGAAATATTCTGAGCAAAAAGACATTTTTCGCATATGGTATTGCTCATATATTTTTTCTTTCTATTACTATAGTTATAGATGTGTCATCGGTATCTAGTGTTAAAATATCATAATGTTTGAAATCAATAAAAGTATATATAGATTCGATACTTAATAGGCTCTGTTTGTTAATAAAAAATCTTAAAAAGTCACCGGATGATATTGTTGCATTAACAAAATTATTGGCTATATCTTTAGCATTACTTATCGAGACAACCAATCTGCCAGTTGGTCTTAATTTTTCTAGTAGAACATTAAATACTACGGCATGATCTTTTTCTTGCAGATATTCTAAACAGTCTAGAATGATAGAGTCACAGGAATAATTAATGATCGAAGATATTTGATTAATATGCACAAAACCATCTTGTTTAATAGAAGAATCGACTGTTATAATTAGATTACGTTTCATATGTAAATGCTTTTCTAGAAATAGAAGTACAGATATTATTAAATTCGCTATAGAATTTGTCTATATTGTATTTATCATGTATGTATGACTGATTTTGTTTTAATAAACTATTTATATTATCCCATTGGTTCAAATCGTTTTTTAACCGATCATTAATAGTATTGTAGTCTTTTATATATGCTATATTGCTTATGGATTTGTCTATCTGACTTGATGATGTATAAACCAGTCCTCCGAAAGAAGCAGCTAATAATGCATCATATGTATCGTGTGGAATAATACATATTTTATATTGTGATAATATCTTTAATACTTCATCACCATCAGTATGCGCATCTATTAGATCACAATCGATAATAGTATTTTTAATATGTTGATATAAATTTTGTATACCATTATCTTTATTAAGATTAACTACGCATACATTTTTATTTTTATCTTTTTCATCTATTCTTATGACTCCATATTCAATATTTATATTTTTTTCTATAGTTGCTAAACCCCAAGATTTCTCTATATCTTTTGAGAAAAACAGTCTGTAAGAATTCTTTAATTTTTTGTCAAGAATTGCTTTATCTTCTTTTTTAAGAGCTTGTGGTGGTTCTTTATGAAATAATATTAAACTATTAACATGATACATTAAGCTATTTTTTATAGATGTTTGTGAATAATCTATCGGATTATCAGAGAGTAAAATAGAAAATGGTTGAGATGGCGAATCTATAATATTAATTGACTCGCACTGTAATAAAGTGGTTAAAAATAAATCTTTTTTACCATTATATAATAGCGTATTTTTACTAAAAATACTACTAATGATATTACTGGTAGCTATATTATTGAGCATATCTTCCTATAATCTCTTTTAGGTTATCGATATTTTTTATTATACTTGGTTGATCCAAGTCTAATTTTTCTTTATATTCTATAGTTCCATATTTTTTAAGATTATTTTTTTCGTATGATAGTATTGGTTCTGATTTATAATAAATAATATTTTTACCAAGACTAGACGATAAGATAGTCTGTATATTATCTTTTAAGGAAATATAGATATCTCCTGTTTTATGCGCCGATACTAGAGCATCTACATTATGGTCTATCGGCACAATGAGAATTTTATTGATAGAAAAATTAATATCAAATATTGTATATATCTCTTTTATATATTTCTGATACTGATCTAATAAGTTTTGAGTCGTATTTGGTAAGAATACTACCAAACAATAGTCTTTGTTCTGAAATTTTGTCACAAAATTAATAATCAGATTTTGTATAGTGTATTCCATAGTCGCATCGACAATTGTATAATATTTTTTATGTCTATTATAGATACCAAAATTAAATATACTAGAATTTTTGGATAATAGCTTATCATTAATTATATAATTTAGTTTCATCAAATTAGATATATTACAAGTACCCAAAATAGTTTTATCGGAATTTGTGCTATATATTAGCAGTCCATCTTGACTTATTAATTCACATTTCTTTTTTTCAATTGGAGACAATCCCGTATTGTCTAGTATCGGCCAGTAGATATTATTCTTGATTTTTGAAGTTTTTACAATTCTTGAGATAGGTAGATGCTGAATAAGTAAATCAAATTTAGAATATTTATTTTGCTCTATATTTTCAAACACGGATATTATTTCTTTATCCTTAATAGGATTTGTTCCATCGAATACGGATCTAGCTGTAATATTATGACCAAGTTCCATAAGATTATATAGCAGATTAGTTGATTCTAAACCCGCATTATTAGCTAATCTATACGGTCCTATATATAAAATATTCATGTGTTACTCTTTAAATGTGCATATTGCACAAAGTCTTCTTCAATAAATTGAGTATTAGCTCTTGCTTCTTCGGACCTATTATTATTATCAATCATCGTATTAACATAATCGTATACATTATCTATTGAATAGTTAGATATTTGTGTTGGAGAAGCATATGTGAATCCATAATCAGCACTCTGTAACATACTTAAAAATTTAGATGATGATAATAAATCTGCGTTTTTAAGATAATCATTACACATATTAATAATTTGAATAATATTTTCTTTATTATCTTTTGGTTTTGGTGGTTTTTGTAATTGACCTAATGGAGATAACCAGTTTGCTCTAAATTCTAATTGATCAAAATAATTTTCCCATAATTTAGTAATATTATCCCAATTATAAAATTTCTCTGTAAGTTGTCTAGTTTCTAATCTTTTTTTGTTTCTAATTGGAAATGGCATGTTCATATATTCTATAATAATCTTAATAAGATCATCATTATCTGGATATACTCTTATAGCTTTAGTTTCTATTTCTTTGAAATAGCTTTTGACATTAATTTTATAAGCATTCAATTTCTCTATAATATCTACCATAGCACTATAATTAACTGTGGCTATTGGTATACCGCAAGCGCCTGCTTCTACTTGAGGCATACCAAATCCTTCGCAAATAGCATATTGAACATATATATCGAATATGTTATATATGTCGCTTAATTGAGTATCAGAGACTCCATTCGACACAGATGGAAATTGAGAGCTTTTGTTCAAACATTTATTACAAATTTTTTGAGCACCACTAAAAACAGAAGGCTCTATATTTTGACAATTTTTACATAAATAAGTGAATATAACATTATTTGCTATATTATATTGACTTAATAATTCTGGTATATCCCATCCCATATCTGGATATGTGGTATGTAAATATAGATAGATCTTTTGTTTAGATTGCTCTGATTCAAGTATGGATAATATCTTACGCAACGAATTAAACAGCTCAGGGATTAGCTTGCGTTTTTGATTTCTCATTACGGACCCAAAAATAAAAGCATCCTCCGGTATACCAAATTGGCGTCGTAAAGACTTTGTATCTTTTATATTAAAGATATCGAGATTGACCCCTGGACTTGTTGTGCTGATATATTTTATTTTATTGTTTGTTTGTTCTTTTAGAACTTTTGCCCCCCAATCGCTATATGTAAAGATGGCATCTGTAGATAAAAATATATCGATCCATTCTTCTTGTTGTGGTGCTGAATCTACAGTTGGCATCAAAATATGATGAAAATAACTTCGTAATGGGGATATGGATTGATATCCTGTCATCCAAAAATCTCTAACATCAACAACAACATCTGGTTTAAAATCTAATAATACTTTTTCAAATCTCCATCGACCAAACTGATTATCTGTTCTAGACATATACTCTTTATATCTAGGATCACTATCTCTAACAGCATTGGCATAATATATCCAATCTATGTTCTTATCTCTTGGATCATTAACCATACCATAAGAAGCAAACTCTGCAACTATATACTTATTTGTTTTATGCCATCTAGATAAAATTTCATATGCATATTTTCCAAAGCCAGAATTAATAAAACTTGCTTCGGAACACATCAATATCTTTAGTTTAGATTTTTCCATATATAATAGAATAAGGGGGATATTTCACCCCCAATATTCTATATATTTCCTATTTGGTTTCAGAAAGCAACAGTTTCGGACTCTTCCGACTTAATTCTGCTCAACTTGGTAATCTTAGAAAAGTTATTAACTCTAACCTTTAGACTACTATGCTTAACACCATCTTTTTCCCATGTGTCATTTCTTAAGGAGCCTTCAACCATCACCAAGTCGCCCTTCTTCAAGGACTCAGCAATAGTTTCGGCGCCGCTATCCCATGCCTCGCAGTTAATAAAAGATGTGATCCTGTCTTTTTCTCCATTAGCCTTAACATAATCTCTGTTAACAGCAATAGTAAAGTTGACAACGCTTGTTTGCTTTCCATTAGGATTAACAACGCGTAGTTCCGGATCTCGTGCTAAATTACCCTTCAACAAAGTGATATTCATAATCAAACTCCTAAAGTTAAAAACGCCACAACTATACATATTATACCAAGACGGCGTCGATTGTCAAGATCTTGGTATAAAACATTTCTCCACTATAAAAGAATCTTTTTTAGAACTTTTATTACCTAAGAATATTAGTACATTACCATCGAATAGATAGTTACGATATTTTGATAATTGCTCAGGAAATAATATTACTGAGTCTAGTGATGCAAATTGATCCTCTATTGTGACAAAGGCCATTTCAGCCCCAGGATTTTTGCCGTTTTTTGTTTTGACAAAGTTGATGGAACTAATTTCTCCTGCTAAAATAATATTTTTTGATGCGTTGGTAGTCTTGAAAGCTTTACAATCACAATTTGTCATACTAATATCATAAGAATCTATCTTAAAACAAGTTATAGAGGCCCCTAATAAAGCATTTTCTGTATCAGATAGCCATTCTATTTTATCATCTAATGAATATGGCGGATTGTTATATAAATTGATAAGATTTTGTATGCTACTTTTTCGCTTAATATTAATTTTATTTTGTGTCAATAAACCATGTAAAGATTGTGCAATAGACGACTTTTCCAAGTCTAATAGATCTAATTCTCTAGAAGTTAATTCAGATATTATATCGTATTCAAATAACATTTTTGTACGGGTGATATTATGATGATCTAAAGCGCCACATGATATTAATGCTTTAGCTGCTGTGGAATTAATTTTTGTTAAAACTTTAACTAAACATGTATTCCAAGATATATTATTTATATCTAAGTCTTTAATAATAGTTAATAATTTATCATAAACAGAATAACCGACACCCTTAATATCGGTAAGACCAAAATATATTTTATCATCGCTAATAGTAAAATGCTTATTAAGCTTTCTTACATCAGGAACACATACAATCACATCCATTTCTGTTGCATTACGTATTAGTTCTTTTATTTCTTTTTGAGGATCCATTTTATCTTTTGCAAATTTAAGGTATGATGCAAAAAATACTTTAGCAAAATGAGCTTTTGCATAAGCCGAAGAATATGCATTCATAGCATATGACACAGCGTGGCTTTTGTTAAAAGAATATCTTTGACTTTTTTCAATCCAACTAAATATTTCGTCTATTTCTTCGTCGTTGACTATATTCAGTTTTTTAGCACCATCCTTAAACTTTACCCTGATCTTAGCCATTTCTTCTGGCTTCTTTTTGCCAATTGCTTTACGCAGCATATCTGCCTCTTGTAGATCAAAACCAGCCACCGCTTGCGCGATTTGCATGGCCTGTTCTTGATATATCATCTCTCCATAGGTTGATTTTAATGATGGCTCAAGGGATGGGTGAAAATAGTCTAAGCTTTCTTGACCATTCTTTTTGTCTATATAATGATGACTAATACTTTTACCATCTCTATAAGCTTCCAAAGATCCTGGCCTCATAATACTAATTAGGGCAGATAGTTGTTCTATATTCTCTGGTTTTAATTTTTTAGCCATACTAGAACCTAACCTTGATTCTAGTTGAAATACACCCTTGGTATTACCATCTCCGATCATAGACCATGTTTTTGAACAATCAAGATTAAGATCGCTCAACTTACCTGTAAATTCTATTTTTGGAATTCCTTCTGAGGTATATTCCAAAACCTTGAACTTACATCCACAATCAAAAGTAAAATATTGAGTCATTTCAATTTTTTGCAAGAGCAAAGGCGTTTCTGAATTTTACCTTATTCGATAAATTTCTATGTAATTTCATAAACCTTATCAAAATATCAGCTGTTGCCCTAACATCATTTAGAGCATCATGAGAGCCACTATTTCCTAATCCTAAATATTCTCTAACATTATCAAGTGTATAGTTTTTAAGCTCATTATTACCTTCAAACCAATAAAAAATAACGTTCATTAAGTCAATAACATCTCGTGGATAAAATAGAGATGTTCGTCCCTCCTTATTGACATTATTATATTTTATGCTTAATCTATCTATAATTCTTAGATCGAATCTATTAATATTATAGCCAGCAGCAATAGGAGCTGTAAAGCAAGATTTTTTATCAGATCTTATATGATATTTTTCCAAATATGATACAAACATTTTCCATCCACTGTCTTGTTTCTGGAAAGATCTCCAATCTTCTAAGATTTTTGTTTTATCACATCCTCTAACTTTGGCATGAAAATCCAGAACATCTGAATCATCATATATATATTCTGGATTATCTTGTATTGCTTGGGGCTTTAGATTGATATTAAATTCTGAATCTTTGATTATTTCTAATTTATAAGGATCGATAATAACAGCAGCGATTTGAACGGGGCTACAAATATCGGGATTAGCCCCGTCCGTTTCTAAATCGAATACACAAATTTTTTGTAAATTAGCCATTAGTCTCCACAACTGTGTTTCCTGGGAAAAAAGTCCTTTGATTACTATCTTCTAGAACGTGACAGTTCACGGTTCTGCAACAACTGACACGAACCTCGGCGATTTTGACATAGTTAATATTATTAACCTTGAATATTTCGCCAGCAGCAACTTGATCTAAAGTTTTTGTTAGCATTTATAGTTCTCCGTGTTTTAAATATTCTGATACTGACATAATTTTATCCAAATATGCGATACCCAATATGTCAAATTTTATTAGACCCAAACTCTCTAGATCGTTCATCTCCATGCCAGCGATAAGCTGATCATTTCTGTTATCATAGACCATCGGGCATAAAGACGCAAGGTCTTGAGTACCTATTATTACACCAGCAGCATGTTTGCTTTGATTAGATTTTGTTCCCTCCAATCTTATTGCCTGTTCAAATCTTTTAGATAGAGGCCCAGATAAAGTCCCGTCCTCTTCAGATATATAGCACCATTCTTTTAGTTTATCCGTATTATTTTCTAGAGCCCATCTGATAATAGATGCTTCTCCAGTATCTTCTTTCATTTCTTGAAGCTCGTCCGCTATCTTAGCTTCGTCAGGAATAAACTTAGTAATAGTATTCATCTCTTCGAAACTAATATTACCATATACTCGCAATACGTCTTTTAGTGCCCCTCTACCTTTCATAGTATTAAAAGTAATCATTTGAGATACTTTACTGTGTCCATATTTATTTTTTATGTATTCTAATACTTGTTCGCGTTTATCGATTGGAATATCTATATCAATATCTGGCATAGAGATTCTATCTTTAGTATTTCTACCAGCATTATAAAATCTTTCGAATAATAAATCATATTTCATGGGATCAATATCTGTGATACCAACAAGGTAAGAAACCAGACACCCAGCCCCACTTCCTCTGCCCGGTCCAGGTAGCCAGTTATTATGTCTAACATGGTTGACTATATCTTGCACAATTAAAAAATAACTAGATAAACTAGCACCTTGTAATATATCTAACTCATATTTTATTCTATCTACATAAACTTGATGATCATCCTTTGGAATATTTGGAATGATTTTATTTTTCCATCCAACTCTACACAATTCCCTTAAAAATTCATCAGGATCATAGTTTTCTGGACAATCAAAATTAGGCAATTTTGGAGCAGATAAGATGTCGAACTCTTCTATTAAGCTATCGACAAAAATTGTATTTTCTATTTCCTGTGGACTATGTAGGTTCGTCATCTCTTCTGGAGATAGGATATAATATTTATCACTTTTAAAGAAGCACTCCATAGGAATACTTTGATTATTAATTAATTTAGTATTAATATCAGATAGTGTTGTTTTTAAATTATTGCAAAGAAGAATCCTTTGGTCTATAGCGTCGTCTTGTTCGCAATAATGAGCATCGGGAGTAGATACTGCCTTAATTTTACTTAATTCGGATAGTCGCCTAATCGTTTCTGTTAAATAGACTTGTTCTTTTAGATAGTCTTTATCGAATAATTGTGTTTCCAAATAAAAATTATTATCACCGAATATAGTTTTCATATTGTCTATAAAAGAAAGACCATTAGAAATACTATTATCCTGATCTTTTAAGATAATATCCGATAGGGTCGATCCCAAATGACCACAAACACCTATTATGTTACCATCTAGTAATTCTGATAATTTTTTGATACTTAGTCTTGGCTTATGGTAAAAATAATCTGGCCTATTTGATTCCGAGACTATTTTGATGAGTGTTTTCCAGCCTTTTAAATTTTTAGCAAGTACGAGAAAATGCGACAAGGAAGCATTCTCTTTTGTTTGTATTGATGGATCATCTTCACAAATATATAATTCGCATCCAAGAATAGGTTTAATATTCTTAGATCTCATTTTCTGATAAAACTGTACCGATCCAGCAATATTACCATGATCTGTTAAGGCGCATGATTTTATGCCCAGTTTGGCACATCTGGTGGCAATTTGCTCTGGTCTATTTAAGCCATCCAATAATGAAAAATGAGAATGACAATGTAGTACTGAATAAGTCATACGGTTCCGGGTGCTTTGTAGGATCCAAAAGAATGATTCGGGTGCTTGTACATACTCATTGTAGCATCGATCCCGTAAAGTTCAAGGTCGTGCTTCACTTGTTCACATTTTGTCATGATCGAATCTTTTTGACATATTTGTCCATCCCTATACTCTTTCAATGGCTCAATATTAGTATTAGCAAATGTAGTCTTACCAAAATGACATAATTTATTACACATCCAACTTTTATTCAATCGTGGTCGTTTAGTTTGTTTAATGATTTCAAATTTTTGACGTAACATATTTTCAGTATCGGCAAGATCGCTATCATGAAAAACCATAGAAAAAGGACCACCATCATTAATAAAATATATGGAAAAAATAACATTCTCTATATGAGGATACAGTTTTTTAATAGCATAATGATAGATTTTGAGTTGAGGATCTTTTTCTAATTTTTCTTGTGTTTTTTCTTGTCCTGTTGCCCAATCTAGTCTTCGTCCAGTATTATGTGTTGGAATATAATTTTCTGTACACAGATAAGTATTGTCTGGACTGTCTACGGAAATGCATTGAGTTTTTTGTATAATCGATTCTTCTATTTTAGAAACTCGTCTAACCCTAGATCTTCCAGATCCCCAATTTACATCCACAAGTTCTTTTTTCCTGCTCAATAGAAAAGGATTAATGTCAATTGGACGAAACGAAATAGGATATATGATTACGTTTTTTTTGTAATTTGTATCTCTTTTAATACACGCTTGATTCGGTCTTTGCCCAAGGGTTAAAAGTAGGTCTTTAACATCGTCGGATAGTTTTTTATTACAAGAAGTAAACACAGTTTGTTTTCTAATTGGATTTACATTTCCGTCTGTATCCATCAAACCCCTTAGTAAGTCTAGCCTTTGTTGAAAAGATGCTCTCAAATAAATTTTTGGTATATGTTTATTATTCAATAGATTTAAAGATTTTAGTATTTTTGTCACATTTAGGATCGATACTGTCTTATTTTTTGATCTTTTATCATTTTGAATTTTTCCTAGCTCATAACCTCTTGCTTGTATTTCTTCAAAAATTTCAGTATCATTGCCACTAATCTCGCAGCCTCTATTTCTTCCGTCTCCTAACCAGACTCCTAATAGATAAGGATCTATTGGTAGGGATTGTTCATTACATTTTAATGGTTTTGTCACATTAATAGTATCGCCAATAACTAGATCCTGTATAGATACCGTTTCACCATTAGATAATTTCCATAAATGCTCATCGTCACAAATTACCGATGTTTTGTCATCAAAAGTTACTCTGAAACATTTTTTTGTTTTGACTTTTGATTTTCCAACAACGCGACATATATTACCGTATTGATCAAAGACATTACATCCCACATTTATATCTGCAATTGTTGTCCATCCGTCAAGAGTAGGTAATTTTGTATCTAATGGCAATCCTTTCCAATCTATGACCTCAATAGTATTATCATTAGCCAAAGTTATAAGATCTATAGTGCCTTTTAAGCCCAAATATCCATCTAGTTTTTGATTATTAATATTATACTCGTATTTAGCCCATGGTTTTTCTATTACCAAATCAAAGTGTTGTTCTGGTCTAAGAATGGTGCGATTTCTAGGATCAAACATACCGCCATTAAATTCTATAGCCTTGTAAACCCAATTATAGCAGTCCTTATAATCTTTTAGAGTCCAAGTATGATGACTATTAGCGGTACTATAATGCTTGTATACTTTTTCTATTATGGTATTAAGACTATAGTCATTTATATCTATAAGACCTAAGAATTCGTCATCATTTATATGAGATAATTTATCTTGCTGACCTTGTTTGATCATGGCAAGAATTTCTAAAACTTTATGGACTATTGTTCCTTTATCCGCCTTTTGTCCACTTGGGCCCCTCCATCCTAGTACATATTCAAAAAAATATTGTTGTTCGCACATAGAATGGGCATTATAAGACGAACTACGGAAATAAGTTATAATCATGATATCCTATTATTGTGGTAGTACATTAAAATGTAACATAAGTTTTTTAAGTTTATCATATTGCTCTCTAACTGTCATATGTTCATTATTAATGATAGCATTAAAATTATTCCAATCATATCTGCAAGCATCCAATATTGATTCGCTAATATGTTCTGATTTGTGTGGATTTCTATTTAGTCGAAATACTATTCCTCCATTATTTTTTATAGCTTCTATTTCATTAGGAAATCTACAATCAGAAACTATAACAACTTGAAGTTTACTCTTTTTAATTTTATTGATAAGAGCATTTACCCAAATATTATTATTTAATTTTCTAAATAAGTCCGTGCCTATTAATTGCATTAAATCTCGTGCTGTTAGTTGCTTATCTTCCCAATAGGCATCAACTAGTTCATTCTTATTATGATCTTCGCCATAACACTGAGCATATGATAATCCAAACATGTTCATGCATATGTCTTCTTTCAATGGGTCTGCAAAGTTATATATTTCAACATCAGAATATCCATTAGATAATAATAATCCTTTTAAAAATTCTGAACAAATAGTTTTGCCAGACTGTTTACGTCCAGAAAATGCTATAATTTTGGTATTCATTAGTACTTATCTCGTATTTGTGGTGAAATAATTTCTTTTACTTCTGAGACGGTCATCTCGGCAACATCAGGATGATCAATATCTATTTTATAGACATTATATGTTTTCGAACATTTATCATAAATTTTTTCTGATGCTTTTTTGCCAGCTTCATCATTATCCATTAACATATATATACTCATAGCCCCGGATATATCCAATAATAGTTTTTGTTTGTCTTGTAGCACAGATCCGAATAGGGCTACGCTATTATGTATTCCTGCCTCTTCAAGTCTCCATACATTGCCGGGACTTTCTACAAGAATTATACTTTTACTTTGTTGTATATAGTCTTTCGCATACCATAAATTATATAGATATTCTTGAGTCTTAAATCCCTTATTATGCTTCCATTTAGAGTATTGCCATAAATAGTCATCTTTTGGACATAATGCGTCTAAACTATGATAGCCCTTACATTTTTCGCAGGAGTCGAACAGACTTCTTCCAGAACATCCTACCATATGTGAGTGAGAATCGTCATAAACAGGAACAACTGCCCTTTGGAACATTTCTTTTTCACGACTGGTGCATTCTCCAACATCATATTTGATTAATATATCTCTTGAAAATCCTCTATCCAAAAAGTATTGTGATGGAATATCTAGATTTTTAATAATAGTGGCTCTTGACACCTTTGGTGATTCATCTTTTAGTCTTATATCAGACTGTATATGATTGATAACATTAACAAAATTATTTTTTTCAACCTCTTTTTTATTGACTTTAATATTATCAGGATTTTTCTTACTAAACTTTATTGCATATTCAACAGCATCATTAAAAGATACTGTCGAATCTCCTGGTCCTGTCCATCCATTTTGTTTAGACAAACAGCCTCTAATAAAACCAATGATAGATCCTTTGAATGTTTCTTCGCATTGATGAGTACGACACTTCCAGTTTCCCCTGTATGAGTCCCCTTTATAATATAAGTTACACGCAGAGTTGTTATCTCCTCCGTGTATAGGACATCTCATGGCAATCATACGATCAAATATTTTATAGTCTGTGATATTTAGACTATCTAATAGATTATCTATATCTTCGCATAAATAATCGGACAATACTTTTAGTTGTTGCTGATTATATGAACGGGATTTCTTGATCGTCATCATTGTTCTCGTCATTAACAATAAATCCTTTATCTGTGTTAGTATTATTATTTACTAATTCCAATCTAGTCTTACCTTCTTCAATTTTTGCGCACCAGCCCTTCATATGACAATTAATATAATCATTATCATCTAAACCACCACCATGTCTACTAATAATAGGAACAAGTTTTCTATTACCATTATTTGGGCCATCTTCTGCAATTTCTTCATCGCTTTTTCTTTTGAAGATTGTAAAATTACTACATAGCCATATAATTCTATCTGATCCGCTAGCAGTATCTGTTGTTTCTTTTGTTATTCCATCTCTATTTAATTGAATAAATCCAAGAATCGGAACTTTATATCTGACAGCAAAATTATGCAAACTAGTCATCATAAAGCCTAGAACTTGGTATTCTTTAAGATCTTGACTAATTCCTTGACTATCCATAAGTTTTAGATAATCGTAAACTATAACACAATCTTTTGCTGTGCCGTCTGGATGCAATCCAACCTCCTTTACTAACCATCGTCTCATTATAGCCAATTGCTCTTCAAATGGTTTACCAGCTATTGATTTATAGTAAAGTTTAGCGTTTTTTAATTCTTGTTGAGCACCAACTAATCTGGTATTCTTATCCGGTGATTCAAAAGCTTTCCCAGTTTCTATATCATTAATTTCTATTTCTGTCATCATAGCCAATAATCTATTTAAATGATCATCAGTACTCATTTCTGTATCCATATTCAATACAGGAATTTTTACATTCTTAGCTATGTGTAACCCTATATTATCTGCCAGAAGCGTTTTACCGGTTTTTGGTCTTGCTGCTATGATACTAACGGATCCTTTTCGTAAACCACCCCCTATAGCGTTATCATAAACGTGAAACCCTGTCGATATACCGACTTGATCGATTGGATTTTCTTTAATATTATTGATATAATCATCGACTATATTAGCAACACAAACAGGATTATTATCTGTATCATTTAATAGAGTTGAAAAGTTAAATATACTATCTTCTGCTAGTCCTATAATAGATGATATTGGCTCATTGCCACTAATATCTAGTAATTTTTCTTTAGCATTTTCCAGTTGTTCCCTTAAAAGTCTAGCGATTTGTAGTTTGCGTATTTTTGCAGCAAACTTTCTCACGTTTTCAAGATTAACAGGAAAATCAATAATAGCTTTTAAATGTTGTGTCTCATTCTTTTGAGATAGAATATGACTAAAATTTAATGATTGGGAAGTTGATAATATCGATGCTATATCTATAGATGGACTATGATCTTTCTCACAGATTTCTTTTATAACCTGAAAAATCATAGCATTACTATCAACAGTAAATGTCGATGGCTGTACAATATCGGCAATATCTAAATATGCATTTTCACCATATTTACATATACCAGACAATACCGCTCTCTCTGCGGCAGGATCACAAAGTATCATTTCATCTCACCCAGCGTTTGTCGAACAGTTATTACATTTATAGCGCGAAGGACTGTCATGCACAAGAGCTGGATTTATATTCTCTGTTTTTCCACAAACTCTGCACTTCACAGATATTGGTTCGTATTCTCTTGTTCGTGCAACCGGCGGATGTTTTGCTAATTTTTCATCTATTAGCTTATCATCTTTATGCATATTGAATTCCATCATTTTTTCAAATTTATTAACAGAGGACACTTGCGATGTCCTTTTATTCTTCGTTTTAATTTTACTATTGAAAGAAGGCTCTTCTGTTGAAGCTTCCGTCTCTTTTTTACTTTTTGATTTTGCTTTAGTTGGTTTTTGTTCTTGTTTTTCTTCGTTAGGCAGCATAGCTTGTAATAAAGAAATTAGATTTTTTATCTGATCAGGATTATTTAATAAGTCTTTAGGATCCATGTTTAGTTTTACTCTTTTGAATAGATAACATAATATCAGATAGATTTTTTATACTATTGGCTAAGTATTGTAATCTATCACTACGTTGTTTTGCGTATTTTCTAATACTATTAAG